GCTTGCAGATCGCGATGGCGTCGGTGGGCTCGCGGAGCCTGTGCGCGACCCGGCCCCACACGATCCACCCGTCGGCGGGCATCATGCCCAGCCCGCGCGCTCGCATCGCCGCCAGCTCGTCCGCTGCTCGGCTCGGCGCCAGGGCTCAGCGCAAGCGGGGCACAGGTGCTCATCCTCGCCGATGGTGAGCGCGCAGGCGGCGCAGACTGGCGCCGAGCAGGTGCGTACCACCGGGGGCCCATCAGCCATAATGCGGACCATCTCGGCGTTGATCCCGCGGACTTCGCGCGCGATCATGCGTCTCTCGCTGGCACCCGCTGCCTCATAGGATGCCGCGAGCGCCTTGCCCTGCGCGTACAGCTCGACCACGTCGGCGATCTCCCACCACGCCCGCGGCGCGTCGCACAGGTAGGCGGCTGGCGCGCCACATAGGCAGACCTCGCTGATGTGCGAGCAGAGAAAGGTGGGCCCGGTCATCGCCGCTTCCGCCCCGGTGTGTCGGGCATCGGGCGGCGAATGACGATGCCCGCCAGGGCGTTGGCGCAGCTCCAACAGACCCAGGGTCCGGTGTCGTCGTCCCCATGGCGGAGCAGTAGGGCGGATCGAGGTAGACGACGTAGCCGGTGAGGTCCGCGGGCAACAGGTCCAGACCGCCGAACGCCGCGCTCGCAGCGGACAAAAAGGGGATTGGCAAAGGGACGAATCATGGCGCCACCGACCACCCGACATGGGTGGCATCGGCAGCATGTCGGATCTGGCCGTGTGCGTCGCAGAAACCGAAGGTCACGCCGCGCTCGGCGGCTTTGGGCATGTACTGGCCCGCGTACAGGTACAACGCCGCCAGCGGCACCTTCCAATACGGCGCCGACAACTCGCGGAGCAGGCGCTCGGTGTGCTCGGTGCGCCTGACGACGTGGGCGAACGTGCGGGCCGCCCACCGGTCGTTGGCGTCGAGCTGGGCCAGCGCCGCCCGAACTGCAGAGCGTCGGGAGCCGAGCCCGGAGACGAAGACCCGCGTGAGGTCGGGCACCAGCCGCCCATCCGAGGCGGCGTAGACGTGGGTGGTCCACCCGGGGAGCAAGGCGCCGACGTCGTGCTCGCCCTCCACGTCGCTGTAGATCAGTTCGCCCACCAAGACGCCGCTGGCGTGGACGAGATAGAGGCGGGTCGGCCCATCGGCGATTGGGGCGTCGATGGTGATCATGCGACCCTCACGAGAGCTTCGCCCTTGGGGTAGGGTAGCGAGGGGAGCTTGGTGCCGTCCAAACGCCAGCCGTAGGCGATGTTGCCCGGGTGGCGGACCCGTCGGAAGCGGGTGCGGTCGGCGAGCGCACGGCGCACATAGTCGCCGCCATCCTCGCCCAGCCGGCGCGTCGGTGCGCCCCACCGCTGTAGCTGCGCATAGGTGTAGTCGGCGCCGCGGTCGCCCGTGCGGAGCTTGGACAGGGCGCGCTCGGAGAGCACCGAGCCGTCGGGGCTGAGAATCAGCGTGCGCGGGGTGGATCGGCCAAGGTGCGCGCCGTTGGTGGCTTGGTAGATGACGCCTATATGGCCCGGCGTCACCACACGCCCGTCCAGGCTCACCCGCTGCACGGGGTCGGAGAAGCTGAGGACGCCGCCGACGTTGGGCAAGACGCGACGCAGCAACCGGAAGGCCCGGGCGATGAACCAGCTCTCGCCGTTGGCGGGCACGTCGTCAAGCAGGACGAGGCGGCCAAGCTCCACCGCCTCAACGCCTGGGAACCAGCAGTCCAGCACCTTCGGTCCGGCTGGCACCGAGAAGACCGCGACGCCGACAAGCTCCGCCGTGACCCATGCGCGGCTTCGGTACAAACCCACGGCGAGGCGGGCGGCAACGTAGGAGGCGCTGTAGTGGTGGTCGACCACGAACCGGCGGGCGTCGCGTTCCTCAACCACCTCGACGCCGTGGCGGGTCGGGTCGATGGGCTCGCCCGCGGGGCGGTAGGTGTCCCGGCGCTCGCGCCAGCGTTGGCAAACGAGTGGGTTCATGGCGTTACCCGAAGAAACGTGAGGAGCGACGTGATGCCGCGTCGTTCCATTTCGTTCCCGAGTTCGTGCAACCGGGTGGCCTCTTCTTGCGAGTACGCCTTCATGGGCGATGGACCAAGCCCTGGGGGGTAGACCGTGGCTGGCCATACAAGCTTTGCGTTGCGCTCGCGCCAGTCGAAGTCATTGGCCAGCCAGCATGGCCCCTTGTGGACGATGCAGCCGCAGTCCTGTGGCAATTGTTCAGCCGCCTCGCGCCACCCTGCCGGCACGCCAATTTGCTCCTTGATCACGTCCGGATGAAGCGTGCCGTCCTCAAACAGCGGGTCGCCGAATCGATGCGCCAGCCACCGTCGCCCGGTTTCGTCCTGCCATACGCAATACACCGGCTTGCGTTCCGGCACCGGGGTAGGTGTGGATGGCCAAGAGAGCGTTGGGGGCGGGGGCGGCGGCGCATCTGGCGTTGGCGGCGGTATGCTGGGCTTCGGCTTCGGCCTTTTGCGTGGTGGTGTAGGCGCCGTTCCGGGAACGGCGCCGCAACCGTTCACGATGGGCTTCGGAGCGTTTGATCGCGGCACATACACATTCGGCAGTGCCTTCGTGTCGATCATGAGTCGCCCGTCCGCGGCGATAGTCACCTCCTCCATTTTCGTGGCGTCAGCCATGCCGCGCCTCCCCATGAAGGGGGCACGGGCGGCCCGTCAACGCCTCGAACTCGCAGCCGCGGCACTCGCCATCGTGCGGCGTGGTCCAGGTGTAGCCGTCGCTGTCCACCACCACGCGCTCCTCTTCGGCGCACTCGCAGCCCACACGGAACTGCGGATCGACGGGCATCCAGAAGTGGCGGGCGTTGCCGGGGTGGTGGTTGTCCTCTTCGGCGCCGACAAGGCCGAAGGCGATGAGGGCAAGCTCCACGTCCTGCCGCCGGGGTCGGTGGCCGGCGCGGCTGATCGAGACGTGCCACTGTGGCCCGGGTTCGTCGCGGCGCGGGAGCTTGGCCATCTCCAGCGCCGAAATGACGCAGACCGCGCCACGGCGGTAGATGGCGGCGCTGAGGACGTTGGGGCCGGGGTAGGGGCCGACGTGCCTCCAGGCGGTGCCCTTCGGGGGGCGGTGGGCGAGGGTGGCGTTCATCGTTGCCGCCCACCAAACAAGCCGGTCTGCCGTTCGTCCTGCAGCGGAGTCGCATCGGCAGCCTGTGGCCATGACGTCGCGGTGCGCCAGCCGGGGAAGGGCATCTCGGCGCCACGCTCCCACCACCGACGGCGCCAGCCCCGGAAGCCTGTCACCTGCTCGGGAATCGTCACCGCGACGGCGCCACCGCGACGGCAGATCACCCACTGGCCTTCGTGGCGAACCAGTCGGGTCACGGGGGCGTAGCCGCGCACAAGACCACGCGCGACGATGTAGAGGCGGTCGCCGGGTCCGATGTCAGGCTTCGCGCCGCCAAGAAAGAAGCCCCATTCCTCGCCCGTCTCGGGCTCTCCGGCGGCGTCGCCCTCACGAATCCAGTCGGGCCAGAAGCCCATCGGAACGGTTACAACGAGATCAGACATGGGTCACCTCATCCCTTCGTACATGCGCCACCGAAGCCAATCGCCGAAGGAAACGCCGATGTCGGCGCTGAGCCATGCCGTGTAGCGGTCCTTCGACCGTCGCTTGTGGGCTGGGGTCTCAGCCTGACGGGCGCGATGCTGCTTGGCGTGAATGCGCAGCGCGTGGACCTTGCCGGCGGCGGTCACCAGCCAAGCACGGTCGCCAGCGGCGAGGTAGCCGGGCGCGCGCGCCTCGACCATATGGCCCGCGGCGACAGCGGCCAGCACGTCGGGCCCGGGCTCGGCGCCGCTGACGTAGCTGTTGCGCCACGGTAAGACGTGCCGGTCGTCGAGCCCAAGGGCGTGGAGCAACACCTCGTCAGCGGCGCTCTTCGGGGTGCGGGTGTCAGCCATCGCTCGTCTCCCAGTCGGAGGCATCCTCGGTTTCGTCCTCGCCGATGTACTCGTCAGGGTCCAGGTCAAGCGCCGAGCAGATCGCTTGTGCCGCGGTGGAGCCCACGCTCAGCGTCTCGGCGACGTGCGCCCAGCGCAGACCGCGCCCTTTGCCGGGCCGGGGGCGCCGGCAAACCTGACGCAGCAGGTCCAGCTCAGAGCGCTCGAAGGTGGGCACGTCATGGCGCACCCGCGCCACGAACGGCGTCGGGGTCGCGATGCGCCGCTGCTCTTCGGCGAACGGAACCGCCTCTGCCGTCTCGCTGCCGAGCACGCCGGAGTCGTCCTCATACAGCCCCGCTTCGGCGAGGCTGTCGGTGTAGCCGGCGCGGTTGGCGCGCCAGTAGGTGCCGCGCCCGCTTCGGTGGTCGGGCTTCACGCGGTAGACGAACAGGTCGCGCATCATGACTCCTGTGGGCGCCCGGTGTGCGGGCGGGTTGTGCGGGTTTCGGGACGCGCGGGGACCGCACGGGACACAATGGACCCGCACAGGCGCGTCAAGTGTGCAGGTTCAACCTGGACCGCATGGGTATCCCAAAGTCCGTGACGGACTTTACGAGGTGAGCGATTCCGCGCACTTGTGACGCTGTGCGGGTCTGGTGTGCGGGTCTGGCTATCCACCGGGCACCTCGCCAGGGCACGCCCTCGCCGCCGCCACGTCCTGCACCCGCCGCCTCGTCTCGGGTGAGAGCGCCCGCTTGCCAGCGGCGACATAGCCGATGGTGGAGCGAGAGACGCCGGCCTTGGTGGCGAGCGCGCACCGGGTCAGGTGATCGAGCAGGCCCACCACGAGCCGCTGATCTGCGGCGCGCTGCTCGGGGCTCGCGCCGGGTCGGCCCGGGCGTCGAAGGTGCGCGGCGCGGGGGTCGCCTTCCTCCAAGAGCAGGCGGGCGAGGGCGCGGCGGTCGGTCTGGTCGGTGCGCATGTGCTCCTTATAGGCCAAGCGCGCCGCAAGCGCCACACTACCGTATACAATTCTGTCTCCACCGCGGGCGCGCCGACGAACGGCCCAGCATCGGGGCCGACTTCTCAGCGTTTGAAGGGAAGCACCTTCGCGGCGTCGGCTTCGGCGGCGGCGCTGGGGAGCACGCCGAGACGGGCCTTGGCGGCGGCGGCCTGGAGCTGCTGAGGGCCGGCGCGTCGCCTGTAGCGCAACGCGGTCTCCGGGCTGTGGCCGATGAGCCCGGCCTCGGTCTTGGCGTCGGTGCCGGCGTCGATAAGCTGATTGACGGCGCCGTAGCGGAAGGCATAGGCGGTGAAGGGGGCGATGCCGGCGCGCTCGGCGGCGGTGGCCAGCGTGTAGCGGGCCAGCCCCGCGATCTGATCGTAGGAGACGCCGAGCACGGTGCCGTGGGCGCGCTCGGGATGCCGGTCCAGCCACGCCAGCACGGCATCAGCGATCGAGGCGTCGACGGGCACCTCACGGGGGTTGGCCTTGCCGCGGGCGAAGACGAGCACGCCGCGCTCCAACTCGGTGCGACGCACGCTGAGCTGGTGCAGCTCGCCGGGGCGGCAGCCGGTCGCGAAGAGGATCAGGACGGCGAGGCGGCGCCAATCGTCGGGAACGTGGGGCAGCAGCAACTCCACCTCTTCGGGGGTGAGTGACCGGCGCAGCTTCTCCGGGACGTTGACCCGGGCCGTCGGTGGGTCGGCACGCAGGGCCTCGATGTCGAGGTGCTTGCGTCCCCACACCCACGCCAGCGCGAGCACCCGGATGTCCTTGGCCACCGTCGATGGCTCGTAGCCCTGCCCGATCTTGGCGTCTCTGTAGCCGGCGATGTCGGCGTTGCGGAGCTGGGTGAGGCGGACGGCGCCGAGCCCGCCGAGCAGGCGCTGGGCAGAGACGCGGTGGGCCTTGCGGGTGACTTCGACGATGTCCGCCCGGGCGTCAACGGCGGCGATCCACTCGCCGAGCAGGTCGCCCAGCAGCAGGACCGGGGCGGGGGTGCGCGCCGCCTTGCGCCAGGCGCCGCCGGTGTAGGCGGCCAGGATGGGGGAGTCGGTGCGGTCCAGCTCCTTGCGTGTGCCCCAGCCGCTCCACACGGTCGAGGACTTGCCATCGGCGTAGACCTCCGCGCGCCACCGCCACCGCTTCGGCGCCGCCGGGTCGGGTCCCCCGATGCAGCGCACGCGCACCTCGCCGAGCTTCCAGGGGTCGGGCTTGGAAGGCGGCTTGCTCATCGGGCACGCTTCGTTGACACGGCCCTCAGCGTACCACGTCGGGCCGACGGGGGCGCCGCGGGTGGTGGGGCCTGCCCCGCTCCGGTCAGGCGCCCGTGGCGGATCGCGTCGAGCAGGTCGTCGGTGATGACCCGCTCGGTGTCGCCGACGCCGTGGACCAGCCCCGCCGCCTGGAGCAGCGCCCGGGCCGTGGTCCGCCGCACGCCGAGCTGGCGGGCAGCTTCGGCGACGGTGAGCACGAGCGGGCGCGCGGGGGCCATGGGCTATTCGTCCTCGTTGCTGGCGCTGGGGTCCTGTGCCCCGGCTGCCTTGCACAAGGCGTCGATGGCCTCAGCGGGCGATGCGTGGTCGCTGGGCGGCGGCGCCCCGGGCCCGCCGGTGCGCCAGTCGCCGCTGGGGGCGCGGGACAGCCACCGGCCATCGGCGGTGCTGGCGTTAGCGCACCACCACCAACCAGCGGGAAGCGGGGGAAACGACGCGCACAGGTGGGCGAGGTCGCGCAGCCCAGCCTCGATCGCGCTGAGGCGCGCTTCGACCCGCGGGGGCAGGGCGTCGGGCTCGCCAGGGACGGCGTCGCCCGCGCTCACTTCGGCCATCGTCGGCGGAAACGGCATCGGCCACCTCGCGGGGGTGGGCTCGTCATTTTCGCGCGACTCGGCCAACTCCGCAGCCAGGTCAACGCCAGGCGCAAGATGAACCGGTCGCCAGGGCTCACCGGGTCGGGTCGGCACGCTCACCCCGGCGCGAGCCAACAGCTTGTGTGCGTGGGCGAGGCGTGCCTCTAACGCGGGCACCTTCGCCGCCTCGGAGAGCAGGCGGTCTACGGCGGTGCGGGCTTCGATCGGGCTCATCGGTCGCCTCCAAGCGCCCAAAGGCGCGAGTCAAGGATCTGCGGGTCGGTCTGGAGCAGCGTCTCCAACTCATCCCAAACGGCCACGAGGGGCGCCCACGCTGGCCACCGCTCGGCCACAAGGGGCAGGCGCTCACGCAGATCGGGCACCCGCGCGAGCAGCCGCGAGCAGCGGCCGAAGTCGTCGGCGTCCCTTGGGGTGTCGCCGCGCGCGCCAACGTGCTCGGCTTCTTTGGCAGCCTGGCCCGTGCCTGCCGCGGCGAGAATGGACCGTGCCGAGAGGCCGGTGTCGGTGCCGCGCACCCAGCGCAGAGCCGGGTCGGCCGTGATGCGCGCGATGCTGGCCTCGATCTCCGCGCACCACTTGGCGGCGTTCGCGGGCGAGGTGAACACGAACGATTGGCGCAGCGCCGTAGCGATGCCCGCGTGGAGGTGCGTTGCACCGAGTGCGCGGGCCATCTGCGCCACTGCGTTGAATTGCTTGATTTGCAGCGGATCACGGACACAGACGCCATAGCGCATGATCTCGATAGTCACGGCGGAATCGGAAAAGTCAGTCATCGGTCACCTCGAAAAGAAAAGCCGGGCCGCGACGAAGCGCAAGGAGGGCGCTGCCCAAGTGCCACGGTCCCGGCTAAGGGTCAGATAACGGCCGCCGCCCGGCGCAGGCGAACCAGCGCCTCCGCGACGCGGTTGATCGCGCGCTCGCCATCGTGGTCTGAGCCATCGGTGGCGCTGACAGGCATCAGCATGTGAAGCATCTCGTGGACAAGCGTCGTCTCACAGTCCCGGTAGCCCGGCGCGATGTCGGCGGGCATGTCGGCGACGTCGAGCATACGAATGGTCGCCGCGCCGGTGCTCGCGTTGCTTGACAGAAAGCCGGCGGTGTAGGCGCCTTTGCCAAGGTCCACCCACTTGGGCAGACGGTAGGTTTCGAGTGTGATGTCCCAATCCATAAGCCGAAGTTCTCGGCTCCAGAAGTCGAGCAGAACGCCCAGGTCGTCCATCGTGGGCGCCTTGTACAGCGCGGGCGCGGGCGTCCCGGTCGATGGCCCGTCCAAGTTGGTGATCGCCTTGTGGGCGTCGTCGCAGAGCTTGGCGAGGTGCGCGGCTTCTGCCCGCTCTGCTTTCCACCCGTTGAGCGCGTAGGCGATCCAGTCGGGCAGCCCATTGGGCAACTCGCAGTCCTCGGGCGGCTGCGGCACAGGCGATGTGCTCATGACCGTTCGCGCAGCGGCGAGTACCGCGTGAAGGCGCTCACACTCAGCGCGAAGCACGGAGATTTTCCCGAGCAGGCGTGCCCGCTCGGTCGGTGTGGTTTCGTTCATGTCGTCCTCGTTGAAAAGTGAGTCACTCATCGCGCACCCCCATCGCCGCGAGAAGGCGCTCGCGCTCGGCGATGCGACGGCTGCGCAGGCGATCCAGCGCGTCGATGTCGCTGCTCAGGTCGGCGAGACGGTGCTCGGCCTGCTGTCCCCGCCCGGTCAGCGCCTCCAGCGTGGCCACCCTGGCGCGGAGCGTGGCGATCGTGTTGTGTTTGGCCTGGATTGCGGCTTGCAGGCTACGCAGCGCCACAGCCTGGCGCTCGATCTTGGCCTGCATGGCGGCGCGATCGAGTGCGTCTCGGGCACGATCGAGTGTGGCTCGGGCGCGCTCCGCTTGCAGCGCCTCGCAGGTCTGCATCATCGTGGGGTGCGCGGACATGTCCGCCGCGCAGAACGGGCAGCTCGTGGGGTTAAGCATTGACTTTCTCTCCGTACAAAACCACCCGCCAGCCCGCGCGAACCAGGAACGGCGCGAGCCATTCGATGTGACAGGGGTGGGTGCGCTTGGGACTGTCCGGACGCGCACAGGCGCAGAAAAGCGTGTCCCCGTCGGCGACGGGGACCGCTACGGCGCGCTTGTCTTCGCGGCGCACGCTGACGAGGGCTCCGGGGGCAAAGCGCCCCAAGCCGTCAAGATAGAGCCATCGAAGCCGGCACCTCTCGGCGTACTCCTCGATGCCGATCCGGCGCGCCTGGACGTCGAGCAGGTCATCCAGGAAGGGCGCCGCGACACCGACTTTACCATCGCCGCGCGCCCACCACGGAGGGTTGGCCATGGCGCACAGTTTGGCGCCTGGTCCGTGTTGGCCGCGGCTGGCGAGATTGGTGAGGTGCAGGGTCGGGCGGTCAGCCATCGCGCACCTCCGCCGGCAAGGTGCCGTGCTTTTCGATGTGGGCGCGGAGAGTCTGGGCGTGTGCCCATGCGGCGGTCGCGGAAGGGTGCGAACATCGGCGAGAGGTCCCGTCGAAGTCGGAGACGCGCACATCGTGGCGGCTGTCCACGCTCAAGACAAAAACATCGTGAACCCATTGGAGCCCGTGGCGTACCTCGCCATTCAACGCCTTGCCCGTGAAGTACCACCACCCTTCAGGCGCGGGGTCCTCCCCGACCAACATCAACCGAATCCTCCGCTCCTCAGCGAGCGCAAGGGCGGTGTCCATCTCAGTCCGCAGCCGGCGGACCTCGGCGATCAGGGCGGGCACGTCTTGGCGCGCGTGGGCGATAAAGTCGGTGTTCTCGCGCCACTGCTCGCCATCGTGGGCGGCGAGGTCCGGAGCTTGAAGCAGCGTAATCGCCACCGTCTCGCCTGCTCGCGAGCCGTCCATGCCGACGACGTTATCGTGGAACGCACCACGATCCTGCGTGCCGACGTAGTGGGCATTCATGTACGCCGTGTCGTCCGTGTGGACAGCGTACCAGGGTCCAGGGGTCGCCGCGTCGACGCGAGCTTCGACGGCTTCGAGGTCAAGGGGCATCTTCATCCTCCACGATCTCGGCGGCCATCGCCATGAATTGGCCAAAGCGAGCGGCTTCCACGGCGTGAATGTTGAGCGCCTCTGCGCGCAGTCGCTCGATCTCGTCCAGGGCGGCGCTCAGATTGCCCAGCGGAGTCCCGTCGCCCTTGCCACAGAGCAGGCGCTTCGCACGCTCGGAAAGTTCCTCAGACATTCGGCACCTCCGACCACTCGCGACCGTCCAAAAGGCGTCCGGCGGCTTTCTTGCCGACGCGCATCACCGAGGTATCGCCGCTCAGATGGCGGGCATCGGGAAGGGTCCGCCCGAGCGCAATCGCGGTCTTGCGCAGCAGGGCATCGGGCCAGAAGTGAACGGGAACGCCACCACCATCGGCGGGGCTCGCCTCATACATTCCCGTCCAGCCGGTGCCGTTGGCCTCGACTTCTTCACCGGGCGCCCACTCGCCCCACTGCTTGAAGAAATACGGCACCCCAGCGGCAACACACTGATCGCGCAAAGACCGTGCCCAATTCGGGTGCATCGGGCGGGCGCCGGGTCCGCTCTCGCCGCCCACGATGATCCAGTCGAGCGCGGCAAGGTGTGCATCGGCCAGCGCCACGGGGCCGAGCAGCGGCTCCACCGACAGCCACAGCCGCGGCAAGCCGAGCACAAGGGGCAGGCGCTCGTCTGCGCGCTGTTGGTCCTCCACGGTCACGCCGGGCCACACGACATCGGGGCAGCCGAAGTTCCTGAACCATGCGGCGGCGATGTTGGCGCGCTTCGTCAGCGTCAGCAGCACCGCGGCGGGGCGGCCATCGGGCAGGCGCAGCGCCGACAGGGCTGGAATCGTGTCGAGCCAGATCTGCGTCCGGACCATTGTGACGACAGGGTGATCCTCGAAGATGTCGGCGAGGCTGGCGGTGAAGATGCGCAGCGGGCGGGCTTCGGCCTCGCCGCGCAAGACGGCCCGAAGGTGTGCCTTCGCCCAGCGCACGGGCAGGCGCCAGTTGTCGGCGGCGCCCACCACGCGGGTCCCGTTCGGTCCCCACTCGCCGAGCACGGCGGGGTTCCTGAACGAGTTCGCCTTGGCGTAGCAGTGGGCGCACCCGGGGCTTACCTCGGTGCAGCCGCGGACGGGGTTCCAGGTGGCGTCAGCCCACTCGATCGCGGTTTCTCTTGCCATCATATTCTCCTGTTGGCTTGTTTGGCGTCCACCGCCAACTCGATGCGGAGGCGGTCGCTGCCGCGGTGGGTGATCTGCCGGATGCGCTCGCGGCACAAGCCGACGCGCTCGCCCAGCGCGGCGTGCGTGGTCGGTGCACAGTCGATGCCGTAGACGGCGCGAAGGAACTGCATCTCGCGCGGGTGACCCTTCTCCAGCCGGGCGATCGCCGCCCGCAGTCGGGCGACGTCGAGGCTGGCGGCGGCGGCTTCGTCGACCGGCACGGCGTCGGCGTCGGTGAAGAGGGCGTGCTGGCTGGCGCCGTCGGTGCCAGGCATAGGCGCGTCGAGGGACACACAGGCGAAGGCGCGGGCGGCGTTGACGTCGGCGACCGAGAAGCGACCGGCGGCCAGCTCGGCGGCAGGTTGACCGCGGTCATGGGCGCGGAGCATGGCCCGGGCAGCGCGCATCTCGCCTGCGATGGAGACGGCACCCCAGGTGTTGTCCGCCGCTTTGGTGACGCCGAGCCGAATCCACCACCGGGCGACGGTGGAGAACTTGCCGCGCGCCGGATCCCAGATCACCGCGGCGCGGAACAGGTGCTCCAGGGCGGCGCCGGCCACTTCGTCGGCGTCGCGCAGCCGTGCGGCACGGATGTGCAGGTCGGCCATTCGGCTCGCCGCGATGCGCCACCGCAGCGCCTGGCCCTGCCGCCAGCGTGCCGCCAGCGCCGCCGGCTTCGGGGCGTCATGGACTTCGCAGTACGAGGCCCAGCGGGTGCCGCCCGGGCGCGCCGTGATGGCCATGTCGAGCGCGGCGGCCACCTCGTTCTCGATGGCCAGCGCTTCGGCGTGGAGTGCCTGGAGCTTGGAGGCTTTCATGCCGCGCCTCGGGCCGCGTAGGGGCTCGCGGGGCGCGGCTGGGCGCCCAGCATCGAGCGGAGGGCTTCGAGCCCTTGGCGCTCGATGATGCGGGCGCGCTCGCGGGAGACGCCGTGCTCGGCGCCCACCTCCAGCAGCGTGCGCTCTTCGCCATCGTCGAGGCCGAAGCGGCGCCGGATGATGGCGTGGTCGCGGGGCTGGCGGGCGGCCAACAGGTCGAGGGCGAGGTGCAGCTCTTCGGCCAGCTCGTTGTCGGCGGCGACCACGTCGACGGCGGGGCTGTCGCCGGGCAGCAAGTCGCCGAAGTAGCCCTTGCCGTCCGGGGCGGGCGCCGAGAGCGACACCATTTTGAAGCCGCGGGCGGCGTCCACGGTGATGCGGCTGACGGGGGTGCCGACCGTGCCGCGCAGGCGCAGATCGCGGCGCACATCCGAGAGGCGACCGGACGGCCTGACGACCGGGGCGCGGTCGATGGCGCGCTGGACGCCCGCGCGCACCCAATACGAGGCGTGGGTGGCGAAGCTCGCACGCGACGGCGACCACGTAATCGCGGCGATGAACAAGGACTCCAGCGCCGTCGAGGCGATGTCTTCGGCGGCTTCGCCCAAGCCGCGGGTCCTGCTACGGATCTGGTGCTGCTGGGTGAGCGCGAGCTGCCAGCGCAGCACTTCGGCGCGCTGCCACAGCGCCCACGCCGCCGGGTGCGCGCGGACCACCTGCCGCGCGCGCATGTAGCCCGGGGCGCGGGTGGACTCGCGCGGGACGCTGCGCCGCCGCGGGCTGAGGTCGAGGTGCAGGTCGGCGATGACCCGCTGCTCCAGCTCCAGGGCGGCGAGGTGTAGCTGCAGGTGCTGGACATTCACGCGGCACCCCCGGACTTCTGCGCGGCGCGCTCGGCGTCCACGATCTGCGCCCACGTCTCGCGCGTGTAGGTGATGCGCTTGACCCCCTTGGTGGGGAGCGTCTGGAGGGACCCGTTGTCGCCCGGGTAGGCGGCGAGCCTCAGCTCGTCAGCGTTCATCCGGTAGACCCGCCACCAGACGGTGTTGATGCACAGCCGCCCCCGCGGGTGAACGCGGCGGAGCGGAGACATCACGATCTCGTTGGGGCGCAGATAGGCATCATCGGTGTGCAGGCGGTCGCAGTCGGGCACCAACTGGGTGCCGGGCCACGGCCAGCCCCGCACGTTCGCGGCGTGCTCCCAAGCGTCCGCCGCGCTGCCGTTGCCCGCCGAGAGCGCGCGGGCGTAGACGTCGATGCTCAGCGGCTCGAAGCTGCCGTTGGTGGCGTAGGCGCCGAGCCGCCTGATCTCGGCGAAGTCGCCGACATCGAAGCGCGCGCCGTGCTCGATCAACCTGCACAGCACATAAGTGAGGGCGCGGTTGGCCTCGCCGCGGAGTGGTGCCCTGCCGTGCCCGGCGGGTCGTTTCTCGGTGAGGATTGCGGTGTGCAGGCTCATGAGGGCCGACAGCGCCGCCGTGCGTTCGATGCGTTCCATGGGTGTCTCCTTAGAAGGGGATGTCGTCGGCGGGGTCGATGTTGTTGACGGGGGCGCCTCCCGCCTTGACTGGCCGGGCAAAGCGGCCCGCGCCCCACTCGGAGCGCCGATAGCGGCCACCGTCTGCGGTGTGGATGTAGGCGGCTGTCACCTCGTCGATAGAGGTGCGAACCCAAACATCCTCGTCTGGGCCGGGCTCGCCCAGCGCGGGGCGCTCGACTGGCTCGCACGAGTAAAGGCACCCGAACACCGAGCCGTCGGCGGCGCGGAAGAGCCCGGTGGCGTCCTCCACGTAGCCGCTAAGGACGCCGCGGGACCGGCCGCCAGCCTGCTGGACCTGGAAGAGACGCAACGCTGGGGCGGCGGGCTGCTTGACCGCGGGGGGGCGAAGGTGGGTGTCCGCCACCGCGTCGTCGATGGCCATCTTCAACTCGCTGGGGCTGGTGACCCCGAAGGCGTTGGCCGCGTCGGTGGCGACGCCCATCCAGGCGGCGATGTCGCGGGCCTGCTTGGCGAGGTCGGCGGTGGGGTCGAGGTTCAGGACGGCGACCACCACCTGGAGCTTGTCGGCGCTCTGGGCGAGGGCGTCGCGGAGACCGTTGTTCTCCTTGACCAGCGCGGCGGACTTGGGGCGTTCAGGCCATGGTGGCAGCTCGGTGATGTGTATAGCATCCGGGTGGTTAGCCCGGTGCATCGCGATCGCTGCGGGGTCGTGATTCAACGCCAGGACGGGCTCCACGCCCAGCTCCAACTCACGGCGCTCGGCGTCGCTGATCTTGGTGGCAATCTCGGCCTCGCTCAGAGGCGCCTTGCCAGCCGGGGGTTTGGCGACGGCCACCGTGGCGTGCTTCTGGCCGCGCCGGTCCGGGCCGGCGATGGCCTCGTAAGCTCCGACGTTTCGGGCGGCGGTGCGGCATCCGTCACACACGCCGCGAACGTGCGGGGGGCCGGTGCAGCCGTCGTTGCGGCACAGATCGGGGTGAAGGTCGGCGTTGGGGCGAAGCTTGAACACACGGGGCACAGGGGGCTCCTTCGCCGCCAGCGTGGACGCGGACGGCTCGATGGGGGTGGGTGTCGGTCGGGCGCCAACAACGGCGCTCAGGGGGCGGGTGTCGGGCGAGGTGGTGAGCCCCCGGGTGATGGGGCGGACGGTCGGCGCCTTGGCCCGGGCGTCGCGCTCGGCCAGGCGGCGGTTGCGCTCTTCGTGGCCGTGTCTGGCGCACAACCCGTAAGCCTCCCCAGCACCGGCGATCGGCAGACCGCAGCGGGGGCGGGCGCACAGGCCGTCGATGTCGGTCAGATCGAGGTCCATCACTCACCGCACAGGTGGGGCAGGCCCAGCGCGTTGAGAACTGCCAGGGTCCCGTCCTTGGCGATCGTCAGAGTGACGGGGGAACCGCTGCACCGTGGGCATCGCGCCGTGGGCTTGGGCCGCTCGGGCCACGCGGGGAGCGGGGTGCCGGTCACTTCGTGCCAGCCACAGGAGGGGCGCTCGCGATGGCCCGCCCGGTAGGCCCACGCGCAATAGTCGGCCTCTTGTGCCAGCGCACGGGCTTGCTGGCGCGCGAAGAAGGCGTCCAGCGGGAGCGTGGAGAGGCGGCTGTCTACGTCGGCGGCCACGCGGGGCAGGACCAGCGCGGTGGCCATCGTGTCCCCGGCGGCGCCGTGGGCGTCCAGGGTGCAGCCCATCTCGGCGGTGACGTCGGTGAGCTTGTTGTCCCCGTACTTGCCGTTGGGCCGGGCGCGGCGCAGAACGTGGGCGTCTACCCAGGGCCAAGGGATCAGGGCCGGGTCGTGGCCCGCCCGGGCCACCTCGTAGCGCAGGCGACCGTAGTCGAAGGGAGCATTGTAGGCGACGCAGACGCGGCCCTCGATGGCCGCCAGGAAGTCGCCGAGCACGTCGGCGAAGGCGGGCGCGTCGGCTACGTCGGCGTCGGTGATGCCGTGGACGTTGGTCGCGCCGGGCTCGATGGGCACGCCGGGGTTGACTCGGACGCAGAAGGCCACCCGGGGCAGCTCGCGGTAGGCGGCGTGGACCACCGCCAACTCGACTACGCGGGCGTCGGGGCCTACGCCGGTCGTCTCGGTGTCGATGACGGCGATGGCGGCGTCTTGGAGGGTGGTCATGAGGAGGCGTCCAGCGGCAGCGCCCGCAGACGGTCACGCTCCGCCACCACGGCGCGCGCCGCTTCGAGCAGGTCGTAGTCGCCAGCCGTCGAGACGCCGAGAATGCGGCACAGCTCGATGCTCTCGTCGAGTAGGTCCCTGGCTTCGTCGTCCGCGGCGGGCGGCGACTCGGCCGGCACAACCAGCCGGGTCCAGGTGGTCACGTCGGTGTGCCCGTCGGGGCGGGCGATCAGGATGCGTCCATCGGGCGCGGTGCCGTAGACGAATACCCACGAACCGTCCAGCATGGCGAGAATCGGCGTAGAAAGAAGGCTACTCATCGGACAAGGCTCCTCAAAACAGGTGGTCGGCGAGGTCTGGCGTGATCACCAGAGGCTCGGGTTGGGCGTCGGGCTCCGGCGCCGTCCAGGGCGTCACGGGGCCGTCCGGGGGGTCGTCGCCGGGGTGGGTCAGCACCAGCGGCGACGGGCCATCGGGGGCGGCGGAGGCGGCGGATGGCTCGTGAAAGCCCCAGCGGGCCGTGGGCTTCCGCACGGTGAGTTCGGCGATCAGGGCGTCGCGCTCATCGTCGCGATCGGGTCCGGGCAGCGCCAACACCACGCCCGCCTTCAAGCCCGTCATGCTGCCCAAGGCGCGCAGCAGGGTGCGCTGGGCTCCAGCCGGCGCGGCCCCGGTCACCAACTCCCACAGGCGGAACATCGCCTCGTGGTGTGGCTCCGCCCGCGTCGCCTGCTGCCAGCCAAGCAGGCGACCACTCACCTCCAGCGGCTCGTCATCGGTCAGCTCGCGCAGCGCCAGCTCAAGCTGGTCGGCGTGGGCGCGGTAGGTGGCGTAGCGGCGGGCGGTGTCGGCCGCGTTCTTCGCCGCGGGGTCGGCCACCTCGCAGACCCGGCGGTAAAGACAGCCCATGCAGGCGGGGCCGGGGTTCGCCGGGCGCGGCGCCTTCATCCGCTTCATCGCCCGCGCCAGCGCGCCGATCTCCGCGCGCCAGAGGTCGAGGTCCTGGAGGGCGTAGCCGTTGAGGTCGTCGGTCGACTCGAAGGTGGCGCCGCTGCGCAGGTTGACGACTTCGCGGCGAACCCAGTCCACCACCTCCGCGTCGGGGAAGAGGGTGGGCAGGTGGGCCAACAACAGCAGGACGTAGCCCCGCATCTGGAGCGTGTCGGGTGCGTCGGGGCCGGTGGTCCAGGCGGACTTGTAGTCGCGCACGTAGGCGACGACGTGTCCGCCTTCCTCCTCGTAGACACCGCAGACGTCCAGGATGCCCCGGTAGAGCGCCTTGGGGTCGCGGTAGTCGCACGGCTCCCAGTCGCCGTCTACGGCCAGGCCGATCTCGGCGCGTGCCCCTTCGGGGAGCGTGTAGTCGGTCATCGAGAGGTAGCGCAACGCCACCTCGACACCGACCTTGGCGCGCTCCAGGGGCAGCGGGGGCTGGGGGCGGCCGTTGTGGGTGCGGCCCTCCAGGGCCAACTTCGCCAGCACGCTCGCGGCGATGCGCTCGGCGATCTGCTGCCGCATCCCGTGGCCGGCGTTGATCTCGCGGTGTACGGCGTCGAGCACCGCATGGGCGGCGACCCCGGCGGCGAAGACGTGGTCATCGCCGGAGACGCCGTGCTCCATGAAGTCGAGTGCGTGGGCGCACCCACGGGCAAGGGTGCGCAGGCTGGTGGAGCTGGGGATCATGGGGCGGGGCGCTCCACGGGCATGTCTTCGTAGTCGGCCTCGACCACTTCGCGCGCGCCCGGCAGGGCGAGCAGAGGACGGCCCTCGCTGGACAGCAGGGGGCGCGCTTCGGCGAGCTGCTGGGCCCGCCAGACCAGAAAGGACTGGAGCGTCTGGCCGTCGGGAAGGTCCTGGTGTATCTCGGGCACCCACACCTCCGTCTTGCGGGCCGGGAAGGTGCGGCGCACAAGTCCGATCCGAATGGGCAGCCCGTAGACGTTGGGCTCTCCTTCGCCGCCGAGCTGGCGCCACTGCTCGCAGATCGCAGCGTAGAAACCCCACCACTGCATCGTGGCGACGCTCACGGGGCCGGACACCTCGATCATCGCGGGCAAGGCCGGGAAGGGCGTCGCGGCGGGCCAGCGAAGCTGGAACAGAAGCGTCGTCTTGCGCGCACACAGGGTCACCGGGCGACCCTGTATAGTGACTTCCTGCCGGAACTCGCAGCGGTCACCAGCGCAGACGATCTCCTCAAACGTCGCCGTCTTCGGATTCCACCGTTGGGCGACGTGGCCATCGCCGGTGCAGGCGGGGCGGCGTAACGGGTTCGCGCTTTGCCCGGGAAGCTGGTGGGCCGCAAAGCGCGTGAACGCGCAACCGCCCTCGGTGCGGGCCGGGGCGTGAAACTCCCCGTGGATCAGCGTGCCCCGCAGCTCGCGGCGCTTCTGGTTGTGGGCGGCCTGCAAAAGGGCCGCCTCCTGTTCGTCCAGGCTCTCCCCGCGCTCGCGAACGCGCACCAGCTCGGGGGGGAGCAGGGCGTTAAAGGCCACGTAGGCCGGGTGGGGTACGGACCGCGCCTCCATGCCGCTCCCGTTGGCGCGGTACTCGGCCAGGTGAAAGCGGTCCTTGTGGGTCACGCCGTAGCCCTTCGTGGCCTTCAACCCCATCCGAACGCGAACGGCGGGGTGTTGGTCGGGACGAATGCCAAGAGCGTGTAGATCGTGGCGCATCATGCCTCCGCGGTCGCCTTGACGACCGAGATACGGGTGTCCTGAAGCGCATCGGCCAACAGCGGCCCGACGCGCGTGCCCTCTACAAGCCAGAAACCCGGCGCGACCTGCTCGGCGTCGCAGTCGTGCAGGCGCACAAGGCGCAGCAGCCAGCGAAGGGCACGCAGGGAAACCGGAGCGTAGAGGAGCATGTGACCATCCTATCCGGAGAGGGTGTCAGAACCTGACCGGCACCATCATCCAATACGCGACGATGATGCAGGCAAAAACAAAAAAAGCAACAATAATCTCAACACACACGGCGCAATCAACGGGCATGGCGCCCCCCTTCCTGGCGGCGAACCGGGATCGGCTCATGACCATAGCGTTGAGCATCGGTGAGATCGTGCGAGGTCAGGCCGTCGATGGCCTCACCTCTCAGAGCGATGTCGATCTCGCGCGGGTCCAGCGCTGGGCAGCGCCAGCCGCGCTGCAGGTAGCTTTGCAGGCGCCGGGGGTCCGTCTGCCGAAGGAGCACGATGCGATGGGCTTCGGCGTCTTCGATGGCGCCTTCCAGGGCGAACGCCCGGATGCCATCCGACACCAGGCCACAGGCGCGGATGTCGTTCTTGGCGAGCACCCGCTGGGGTGTGCCGCCAGGCAACAACACCAGATCGTAGGCTGGTCCTGTGTCGCTGCCAAGCACCGCGGTCCCTGAGCGGGGGTTGTGACGCAGCAGCTGCAGACCCGCGTGCAACAGCGCGGCGTGGGCGCCTGCGAGCTCCTCTTCGCGGAAGAAGAAGAGGTCCACGTCCTTGCCGGGAAGCTCCCCGGACTCGGCGCGGGTGAGCAGGCCACCGCCCAGCACAGGGCCGGCGTCCAGGGAGAGGCGGATGCCGAACTCGGCGAGGCGCCGGGCGTGGTCGGCAACGTGCCGCGGCGGGACATACTCAAGCGTGAACGTCATACGCTGGCCCTTCGCACGCGGCGCACCGCGTATTCGCCCGTCGGGTCGATGCCCATGGCGAGAGCGACGACCGCGGCGAGCTGGTCGGCGCCGCGCTCGACAAGCGCCACGGCCTGCCCAACGTCCCGGGCGTCACCTCCAATCAGGGCGAACCCGGCACAGATCAACTCGCGGTCAGCGGGCGGCGCTGGCGCTGGCCGCATGACCGCCTGAACACGGCCAACGGCGTCCGCGATGACGGGCAGATCGGCGGCGATCTTGGCGTCCTGCATCGCGGCGTCCAGGCAGCCCGCGATCTCTTCGATCGTGTCGAAGGGCCGGATCGAGTAAAAGCCGATCAGGTGCTCGGCGCCCTGTAGAAGCGCAAGCAGGGTGGCGCCGTCGGGCACAAGGTCGTCCATCGCATCCTCCGAGTCAGCGCCGCCGGCTATCTGGCCGGACCGGCGGCGCCTGTTCTCGCTGCCTACTCTGGCTGCCGAGTGTCCGACCCGGCGCGGTCTTGCCCACTTTGGGCGAGGCGGGCGAGCGCGTTGGTGTGCGCGCGCCAGCATTCGACGGCGTGCTCCAACGTCGGGTGTCCGAGACACGGATCCGCCTGACGGGTGCGACGCCAACACTGCACCTCCAACATCCCGCTGCCCGCTGGATTGATGGTAATGCGGCACGAACGATCATGCGCCGCAAAGACCAGCCGGCTCAGCTCGTCACGATCGGTGGTGGAAAGACCGTCACGAACGGACATCCGGGCGCCATTGCCCCACGAGCGCAGGCAGCGCCAATTCCTGCTGATGTTCCATGGGCCGGTGGACAGGCCGGCGCACAGAATGGTCACCAGCTCCTGTTCGACGGCGTCGAGGGGGCGTCTCAACGTGCCGCTGACCCATTCGCAGGCGCCGGTGTTGAGGGGCAGCTCAGACATGGGTCACCTCCTCATAAAGTCGAGCACCACCCACGCACCTGGACGCGACAATCTGCACCCAGCCACGCCACAGCCGGGCGACCATGCGGTGGCCGTCGCGGGCAGCGGTGACGGGCTCGCCCTCGCCGCGCTCGAAGGCTTCGGCGGCGTCAAGAATCGTTGGGGGTGCCGGCTCGATCCGGTGGGTGAAGGCGTCCTCGTTCATGACCACCTCCCTGGCATGCCGAGTCGGCGCTCCAACAGGTCGATGTACGCGGCGAGATTGCCGTCTGCGTTCCGTACCGGATCACGATGGGCGAGATCCCGGTGGGCGGCTGGGTCCTGGCGCATGGCGAGAATGAACGGGGCGCGCTCCCGGGGTGTGGCCTTGCCCCAACACTCGGCGCAAAGCGCGCCGCCGGGCATGGGCTTTGGGCTCGTCGGCAGCGGTCGATGGCAGCGAGGGCAGGTCAAAGGGCCTCCCCGATGCCGCCGACGGGGGCGGACTGCGGTTTGCGCAGAAACAGCAGGGTGCCGTCGGGGTTGAGCCCCAGCTCGGAGCAGACCGTGGCCCGCTCGGGGCCATACTCGATGAGGAGGCCCCGCTGGGTGCGGCCCAGCAGGAGTGCGGCGAGCTTGCCGGCCAGCAGGAGCACGGGAACCGGCATCGGCAGGGCGGCGGGAACAAACGTGCGCAGGGCGGCGTCTACCGCATCGGCGGCGGGACCATCCCACACCCGCCGGGCGAGGCCCAGCGCGGCCCCGAAATGCTCGGCGGCGGCTTCGAGGGCGGCGCGGTCGGTGATGGCGTCGCCGGTCATGACCACTTCGGCAAGCGCGCGCTCGAAGCGCAGCACCAGCGGCTCGGTGTCCTGCATCCCCGCCGGCAGCGGGGCGAAGGTGCCGAGCTGGGCGCGGCTGTCAGCGAGGCGGACGTGGAAGTCGTTGAGCAGGTCGTTGAGCATCGCTGTCTCCGAGGTGGTGAAGACAGTGTATGTGCTCCTCACATATGTTGCAAGCACATTATGTAAACTTTCATCGGCGGTTTGCAAAAGCGATATATGAACGCTCGCAACGGAGGTCGAATGCACGACGCGAAGGGGCAGGGTCGCCCACAACTTGAGCTGGTGCGGCACAGCGTCACCAGCGGGCCGACAGAGGAGGAGGTCAACGCCGCGCGCATCATCGCGGCGATGCAGGACGCCACACCCGAACAGCTTCTCATGCTGCGGCGGGTGGCTGAGGCGCTGGTCTACCCGGCGGCGGTCTCGGCCTGAGCCTGCGATTCAGCGAAGAGGATGAGCCCGCGTAGAACGCGCGGTGTAATGCGACCTATCAGGCGCGCCAGCGTGAGTAGTGTTTCCACCTGCTCGGGGTTCATCGCCGCAACCACCTCGCGGAACCGCCCCATGATGTCGTCTGGCGGCAGCGGGTCGAGGCTGACGATCAGGCCCAGCGCCTGCATCCAGGCGGTGTAGTCGGTCACCGTGACGGCGTAGGCGCCGCGCTCGGTTCGCGAGACCCATGCCTGGTCTCGGCCCATCCGGCGCGCCAGCTCGCCCTGAGACACGCCGGCCTTGAGTCGCTCACGGCGAAGTATCGCGTTCGGGATCATGGCGTCACTCTGCCCCGGCGGGGGCGACGCGGCTAATGTGGGGAGCACATGAATTCCCTGTTGCCGCGCAATGCGATTGCGGCTATGTGACAGGCGCATGGAAGCGAACACCACCACCGAATCCCCACTTCGACGCCTGCGCGTGGCCCATGGCATGTCGCAGCGTCAGCTCGGCCTTCACCTTGGCATCGATCAGGCCGCGGTCTCCCGCCTGGAGACTGGCGAATACGAACTGCGAGAGGCGCAGATACGCATCCTCGTGGCCGTGTTCGGCGTGTCGGCGGACGAGCTGTTGGGGTTGACATCGGTGCCCTCGGTGTCGGCGTGAAGTCCGCGTCGGCGCGGCTGTTTGAGCATCTATGCGATTGGCGCATAGAGCGTCAAACCCCGATATGACGGGTTCGTCACTTTTTCGAGAGGCCAAGATGACCGACCCCTGCACCGTCGCGCCGCGCCGCATCGGAGGTGGCCATGGTCCACTTTGACGCGCCGACTTGGCTGACCGGCGAGGCCAGCACGCCCGGGAAGAAGCACGCCAAGGCGGCACAGACGGGTCGTGAAGGCCAGCGCCGGGGACTTGGCTTCGAGGACGCGCTCGATGGCCTGCACGCCGCCTACAACGCCGCCGGGCGCGCGTGGGTAATCAAGGTGCCGGCGCCCTATCGGGTGCTGGGCAAGCCCACCGGCAGCCGGTTCACGGCGGCTTGGGAGGGCGAAGGTCCGCCCGACTATGCCGGCGCCGTCGGTGGCCGCCCGATCTGCTTCGATGCCAAGCAGACCGCCGGGGACCGATGGAGCTTTGACGCGCTCGCGCCGCATCAGGCCCAGCACTTCGACCGGGCGGCCGCGCAGGGCGTTGCCTGCTTCGTCCTGCTGTGGCTCGACGGCAACGTCTGGTTGGTGCCGTGGGCGACGCTGGGGCCGCGGTGGTGGGCTTGGCGCGAGCGGCGGGCGCTGCGTGAAGCCGTCCCCTATGGCAGCGCCTCGCTGTCTACGGCGGGTCTGCACGACGTTGGCCACCGCTGTCAGGGCTACGACTGGCTGCCGGTTTTCTCGCGGCTGTGGGGGGCGCCATGATCGCCGTTCGCCCCGGGCGCCGCGCCTACGACGTGCTGCGCCTCATCGTCGACAGCCCGGGCGAGCACACCGCCGCCACGCTGGTGGACGCGCTCGACCCGGCGCCGCGGCGCACGGTGCCCTTCACCCGTGACGACCCGCCGTCGAGGTGGGCCGCGATGGTGGCTGAGCACCGCCGCGCGAGTTGCGCGCGCATGGCGCGCCTGCTCGGGAAGCTGGTTGAACAGGGGCTGATCGCCAAGGTGATGCCGCCCCGGCTGAGCCCGGAGTTCCTGGCGATGGCAGCCATCGGGGGCGCCGAGCGTGCGCTCTTCCACGCCCACCCGGCGTTTCCGGCGCGGCCCAAGGACCTGCTGCACGGGCACCTGGAGATGGTGCGGCAGGTGGAAGAACTACCCGGGTCGGCGCGCGATCTGCTCGGCGCCCGGCCCAGCGGCGCCCGCCAGCGCGTGTACCGCGAGTTGATCGGCTGGGGCGTGGTGGTCGCGCCGCAGCAGCGGTGGCCGACCGAGGCGGGGGTCGCGCTGATTCGGGGTGGCGCATGAGTCAGCTCACCCTGCTGGCGTCGCCGACGCCGTGGCGGCCCGGGCTGCGCGGGCTCGCGTGGTTCATCGAGGGCGGGCGCTGGGCCTCCATGCTCGTGCTGGCCGTCGAGGGCGACCGCGTGCGCGGCGCCACCAACGAGGGCATTCGCGTCCTCGATGCCCGGGCGCTTCACCCACGCCCGCACAGCCTTGGGGGTCGCCGTGGCTGAGCCCTTCGTCCGCTGGGTCGGCGGTTCACAGCGGTCGCTCGGGGCGCTGCGCGAGCGCCTGCCCGCCGATGCGGCGCGGCGCCGCTACGTGGACCCCTTCCTCGGTGGCGGCGCGCTGCTGTGGGCGCTGAAGCCCCGGCGGGCGCTGGTCTCCGATGCGTGCGCCCCGCTGATCGCGGCGTGGCGCGCGCTGCGCGATGCGCCCGAAGAGCTGCTGCGCGAGCTGGCGGTGCTGCAGGCGCTGCGTGAGACGACCGACCTGCCGAGCTGGTATCGGCTCGTGACCGACCTGCTCGGGCAGGACGGCACCGACGTCGAGCGCGGCGCCCGGCTGATCGCCGTGAACAGGTCCTGCTACAACGGGCTGTGGCGGGAGAACGGATCGGGTCGGTTCAACGTGGCGCTCGACCCGGCGTCGGCCAAGCGCGACCTCGTGCGGGCGGACCTGCTGCGGGGCTGTGCGGCGGTGCTCGGCACCATGGACATCGAGGTCTACGCTCGGTCTTGGGAGGCCACCGTCGAGGCGGCCGGGTCGGGTGATTTCGTCTACGCCGACCCGCCCTATGACGCTGAGGTAGACGAGGGCGCCCAGCCCAGCCTGATCGGTGGCCCGCCCGCCGTCGAAGGGCACCGCTACACCGCCGCCGGTTGGATTCGCGGCGACCTGGTGCGCCTGGCGGACGCCCTCGCTGTGGCCCGGGACCGCGGCGCCTACGTTCTCAGCACGAACAACCCCACCACCTTCGCCGTCCAGCTCTTCGAGGCCCGCGGCTTCCGCTTCGACGTGGTGCAGACGCCGCGCTCGGTCAGCCGCGATGGGGCCGGTCGCGGAGTGGTGAATGAGCTTATCGCCGTGGGGGTGCCGTGATCCCACTCTACACCAGCCGCCGCACGTCCGCCTATTTCGGTGACTGCCGCGACGTGCTCGCCCACCTGATCGCCAAGCGCGGGGCCTTCGCCTCGATGGCTTGGATCGACGGCCCCTACGGCATGGGCAAGGGCGAATGGGATCGGCTCACCGGCGCGCGGCACAACCGGAGTGCGGTCCCTGACGAGGCGGTGGAGGCGCGCGTCTCCCGCTATGTGGACCTGCTCTCGGACCTCGACCCGGACGGCGCCGACCTCGCCGCGTGGTACGCGCCCGTGCTGTATAGGATCTCGGCGGCGTGCCTCCAGTCGGCGAGTGCCTACGTCTGGAACACGGACGCGGGCGAGGCGGTGTTGCGCCCGATCATGCAGGCGCTTGGGTGGACGTTCCGGGGGCGGGTGACTTGGGACAAGATGACCACCAAGGCACTCATCGGTGCCAATGACATGCGGACCTGGCTGGACGTCACCGAGGTCTGCGGCTTCTACCAGCGGGAGCCGGCGGATCTGTTCGAGGCCCTTGCGAGTCGGATGTGCTCAGAGCGTGACCGTGTTGGCGTGAGCCGGGCCGCGATCGATGCTGCTGCTGGTACGTCGAATGTCTCGCAGTACTGGTGGCAGTCGCGAGGCTGGAGGCTTCCCACCCGCCCGATGTGGGACATCCTACAGCGTGTTTCCGGCGGGTTCCGCTGGGATTGGGAGGACTTGAGGCGCGAGGAGGAGGGGGTCCGTGCGGCATGTCCGGCCTTCTCTGCCCCCATCGGCGTCTCCAACGTTTGGCGCCACAACGCCGTGAGCGGGTCGGAGCGGTTGCGCATCAACGGCGAGGCCCACCCCTGCCAGAAGCCGCTCGCGTTCGCTGAGCGCGCCATCCTCGCCAGCACGCGCCCCGGCGAAGTCGTGTTGGATCCCTTCGCTGGGACTTGCCGCTGTGCCGTCGCTGTCGAGCGCCTGCCCGCCTCCGAAGCCCGCGAGGTGGTCAGCATCGACACGGACCGATGCTGGCTCGAAGCCGTGCGGCCCTCGCTCCTGAGCGATCCGATGGCGACCGCGACCGCGGCGCAACCCTCACTGTTCGGAGGCTCTCGTGAGTAGCTGGCCCGCTCCCGTCTCAATAGAATGGGGTCCGCCCGGCGACAGCTCGTCTCCGTGGCGCATCGTCCTGCGCTGCCGGTGGGGCGAAGGTCCGCCGCTGGTCGTCTGCGGGCTTAACCCGTCCACGGCGGACGCGGACAAGCCAGATCCGACTTGTGTCCGGTGGCTGGGCATGGCGCAGCGCTGGGGCTTCTCGGCGCTCACCGTCGCCAACGTCTACCCGCTGCGGGCGACGTCACCGAAGGACCTGGAGCACGGGCGCTTCGCCATCGAGGGGCATGAGCCGCGCATCGTCGGACGCCTGCCCCCGGACGAGGTGCGCGACACCCTGGAAGCGCAACGCAACGAGGCGGTGAGGGCGTGCGGGTTGCTCCTGTGTTGTTGGGGTGCGGGTGGACCCGCCAGCTCCGCCTTCTGGGGTGGCGCGCCCGGCTTTCCCCGCCTTGTGTACCTGCACCGCGCTAACGGCTGCCCGATCCACCCGCTCGCCCGGATCAAGGGCGTCGAGGTGTCCAAGCTTCGCCCCCGATGCTGGTGGACGGGGAAGCTTGTTCCGCTTCCGATCGACAAGGGAGACGCATGACGCCGCGTTACAAAGCCGTAGACCTGTTCGCCGGGGGCGGCGGTGCCTCGCTGGGCATCGAGTGGGCGCTTGGCGTGCCGCCCGTGTTGGCGGTCAACCACTGCCCGGCGGCGATACACATGCACGCCGCCAATCACCCACAGACGATACATCTTACCGAGGATGTGTTTGACGTTTCGCCGTGGACCGTACACACCGGCGGCAAGGGACTGGATCTGCTTTGGGCCTCGCCGTCCTGCACGCACTTCTCCAGGGCGCGAGGCGGTAAGCCAGTCCGCGAGCAATTGCGCACGCTCGGTTGGGTGGTGGTCGAGTGGGCGCGGGCCATCGCCCCCCGCGTAATAATCACAGAGAACGTTGCTGAGATGCTCACGTGGGGTCCGCTGAATGGCGACGGCACCCCGATCAAGGCGCGGGCGGGCGAGACGTTCCGGGAGTGGGTAAAAGCGCTCCAGCTCGCGGGATATCGTGTCGAGTGGCGCATCCTCAACGCGGCCGACTTCGGCGCGCCGACGCGCCGCAAGCGCCTGTTCATCGTCGCCCGGCGCGACCGTGAGCCGATCCGATGGCCGACACCGACGCACGGGAACGGGCTCGCACCGTGTGGGATCGTCGCCGACTGCATCGACTGGAGCATCCCATGTCCGTCGATCTTCACCCGCAAGAAACCGCTGGCCGCCGCGACCTTGCGCCGCGTGGTCGAGGGCATCCGACGCTACGTGCTGAACGGGCGACCCTTTCTGGTCAACCTCACGCACGGCGCCCGGGTGGAAAACGTCGATGAGCCCGCGCGCACCATCACCGGCGCCCACCGCGGCGAGAAGGCGGTCGTTGGTCCGCACCTGCTCAACCTGAGCCATGGCGGTCGCTCGGAGCCCGTGGACGAGCCGGCGCGGACCCTGACGGCGACGCCCAAGGGCGGTGACCGGATGGTGGTGGCGCCGATGTTCACCCGTGCGCATGGGCACGGCTGGGATTGTGGCGGTGGACCCTCAACACCGCCTGATGGGTTGCTGCCAACCCTGACGGCGACGGACGAGCACGCGCTGGGCGCCGGCCATCTCGTCAAGCTCTACGGCAAGTCCACCGTCGCGGACATCGCCGAGCCCATGCCGACCATCACGGGCACCGACAAGCTGGGGCTGGCGTGCGCGTTCCTGGACAAGATGCGGGGCTCAGCGCGTGCGGGCCAGCGCATCGATCAGCTGGCGCCCACCGCGACCGCTGGAGGTGAGCATCAGGCGCTCATCGCGGCGAGCATCGTGCGCCACAACGGCACCACGCCCGGCCACGGCAACGCGGGCCGGGCGATGAACGAGCCCTTGGGCGCGGTGACCTCGGTGGACACCCACGGGCTGATGTCGGCCTATCTGGTGAGTACCGCGAATGGCGAGCGCGAAGGCCAGCGGCCACGAGCGCGGCCTGTCACCGAGCCGCTGACCACCGTGACCGTGACGGGCTCGCCGGGCGCCATCGTGGGCGTCGGCCTCGCCCGCTATCATGGTGAGCGGCGGGACGGGGAAAACCCCCGTGTGGATGCGCTGGATGCGGCCATGCCGGTCCAGACGACGGAGAACCGCTTCGGCCTGATCGCGGGCAGCCTCGTCGCCTACTACGGCTCCGAGACCGACGGGCAGGGCCTGAACGAGCCGCTGCGCACGGTGCCAACGAAGGACCGCTTCGCGCACGTCGATTGCGACCTTCGCCAGCAGCTCACGGACGCGCAGCTCGACACGGCGCTCGCGGTGGGTCAACTCCTGACCGCGCATGGCGTCGCGGTGGGTGCCGATGGCCTGGTGAGCCTGATTGTCGACGGCGAGCTGTACGTGCTCGTAGACATCGGGCTGCGGATGCTCACACCGCGCGAGTTGGCCCGGGCGCAAGGTTTCCCGGACACCTACCTGCTGACCGGCACCCGCAGCGAGCAGATCGCCCGCATCGGCAACAGCGTCTGCCCGCCCGTGGTGGAGGCGCTCGTTCGGGCGCAGCTTCGGCCCGAGACCGTGCGTTGGGTCGTAGATGACCCCCGCGGTGGTGTGCGCCGCCCACCTGTGCGCACACGCCAGACGAGCGCGCAGGCATGAGCGGCGAAATGATGGCCACCCTACGCCGCTTTTGCAGCCTGCCACGCGCCCGCCTGCGGGCACGCGCGTACACATATGCGCAGGCAGGCACGCGCGGGCGCGACGATGCCCCGAAAGGCACGGGGCAACCTGCGATGACGCCGCCCCAGCGCCAAGCCGTTGCCGACACCGACCCGGCGGTGCCCCGCGGCGCCCACGGGCTCGTCATCCACCACACCGCCACGGCGGGCCGCCACGCCGTCGAGGTGGTGGTCGGCCCGCGGTTGTCCTGTGCCGCCATCGCCGCCAGCCCGGACGAGGCGCTGCGCGTGGCCGTCGCCCTGTCACAAAGCTTCGCGCCCGGCCACCCGGGCCTCGCTGAACTGCTCGCCCCTCGGAGGTCGCCATGACTGCTCCCCCCCGCTACGAGATGCGCGCTGCGGCTGTCGCCGCAATCAAGCCGCGGTCATGCTTGGTGGTCTACCTCGTGCTGGTGGACCGGCTCGGCGACAACGCGACCTGCTGGCCCAAGGTCGGGTCCATCATGGCGGACACCGGCTGTGCCGAGCGCACCGTGCAGGCCGCCCTTCGCGTGTTGGAGCAGACCGGCTGGATCGCGCAGGTCAAGGACAGCGACCGTCGGGCCAACGAGTACAGCCTGCACATCGGGGGCGCCATCGAGCGCGTCACGAAGGCGAGGGACGCGCACGAGGTTGCACCCGATGGTGCAGCCGATTGCACCCCTGCTGAGGCGCAAGGGATTGCACCCATGGGTGCAGCCGATTGCGCCGATGGGTGCAATCCGTTGCGGCTTGGGGTGCAATCCGCTGCACCCGAACCTGTCCATGAACACCTACAAGAACAAGAAATAACTCCAAAACGCGCCTGTGTGCCCACACACGCACACGAGGCCCCCTCGCAGCCCGCCCAACTCAGCCTCACGCCGGAGCCGCAACCGGCACCCAAGCCGCAGCCCCAGTCGCAGCCCAAGCGACCGTCGAAGCCACAGCCCCCGAAGCCGGAGCCGCTGGACCCGGCGGTGTGGGATCGCTTCGCCGCGCTGGCCGTCGAGTCGGGCCAGGTCGGCAAGCTCCCGGAGCCCGGGGCGCAAAGCTACCAGAAGGGCAAGACCCGGGCCGACGTGCTGGCCGCGCTGGTGGCCGAGCACGGCGCCGAACGGGTGCTGGCGGTCTGGCGGCACACGCTGACCTCGCCGCGGAAGGACCCGACGTGGTGGCGAACGAACCGCGAAGGACCCTCGCTGATCGGCGCATTCCTGGCCGGGGAAGCGTTTCAGAAGCTCGCCGACGACCTGGAGGCGGCCCAATCGCGGGTCGCCAAGCCCAAGCTCGTCTCGGTGCTCACCCTTGATGGCTTGCACCCGATCGACAAGCTCGTCGCGGTGATCCGCCAGTTCGGCGACGAGCCGCCCGCGGAGGAGGTCACCCGGGCCGCGTGCGGCACCGCCGAGCACTTCGCCGACGTGGTCGAGGCGGCGCGCTACGTCGGCCGCTGGGGCGGCGGCAGGGGCACCGTGCGGGCCGGGTGGTATCAAATCTACCAGAACCCGAGTAGCGCGGCGGACTTTCGTAAGGATTGGGATCGCGCCCAGCCGATGCGGCAGGCCCAATGAAGCCCCGCCGCGTCGTCACCCGGGCCCTGGAGACCCGCTCCTCTCCGCAGTCGCTCGAAGCCGAGCGCGCCGTGCTGGGCGGTTTGCTGTTGCTGGCGGGCGCCCCAACCGACCATGACCTCCTGCGTGAGCTGTGCGAGGGACTGCGCGCCGAGCACTTCTACAGCTCCGACCACGGACGCCTGTTCGCCCTCATCGCCGAACGCGCCAAGACCGCCGCGCCGCTCGACGTGCTGGGTCTCGCCGATCACATCATGACGACCGAGACCGCGGTGAACTTCGGTGGCCTCACCTATGCCACCTCGTTGCCCGAGCAGGTCCCCACCACCGAGAACCTGGACTACTACGCGGGCATCGTGCGCGAGAAGGCCGCGCGCCGCGAAGTGCTCGATCTGGCCAACGAACTGCGCGCAGGCGCTGTCGATGGCACCGAGCTGGAAATTATCCTCAGCCGCGCCAAGGTCGGGCTCGACAGCCTGGACGGTGCCGGCGGCGAGCGGGTGCGCCGCGATACCCCGGTGCTCGACACGGTGTCGCGGTTCATGACCCGCATCGACGAAGAGCAGTCGCAGCTCATCCACGGGGACGCCCGCGTCGTCACCTACGGCTTTGAGGCCCTGGACAAGTTCGGCCCGCCGTTGCCCGGCGACCTCGTCATCATCGGCGGGCGGCCCGCGATGGGCAAGACCCAGCTCATGCTTCAGGCGCTGGTCCATATGGCCCAGCAGGGCAAGGAGATGGGCCTGCCCGGCGTGGTCTACGTGTGCTCGCTGGAGATGGGCGAACACCAGCTCATGGCCCGCATCATCAGCTCGCTCTCAGGCGTGCCCTACAAGAGCATCCTGAACCCACGGTTGCGGCTGACCGACGACCAATATCGCGCCGTCACCGAATGGGCCGATTGGCTCGCCACGCTGCCCATCGTGGTCAACGATCAACCGGCCCGCACCATCGAGTCGGTGCGGGCGTCGGCCATCCGACTGCGCCGACGCCACGGCGGAATGCTCGCGATCGGCCTGGACTACCTCCAGCTCGCAGGCACCGACGAAGACACCGAGACTCGCGCCCGTGAGGTCGCCTTCATCGCGCAGGGCGCCAAGGAGATCGCCAAGACGGTCCACTGCCCGTTCCTGCTCGCCGCCCAACTCAACCGCGGCGTCGAGGCTCGCGCCGACAAGCGCCCGTTCCTCTCAGACATCGGCGAGGGTGGGGGCATCGAAGCCGCCGCCGATCAGGTCGTGTTCCTCTACCGCGACGACTACTACCACGCCGACAGCCCCAACCCCGGCAAGGCCGAAGTCCTGTGCGCCAAGATGCGCAACGGCGAGACCGGCAAGGGAATTCTGAACTTTGAGGATGGCGTTTTCAGCGACGTCATCGACTACACGGGAGAAGACTATGGACGTACACCTGACCCTGGACGCCAACGGCAACGCCCACATCGGAGACGGCCTGCATCGCGTGGTCATCGACCGCCCCATCCTGGAGGCGCTGAAAACGATGATTGAGCGCCACGCCGTCGGAGAGGTCGCCCGCGGCAGCGTCGAGGCCCGCCCGCTGATCTGCTACGCCGTCCCCGCGACGCCCGCATCGTGGCCGCAATGACATTCACGTACGGAGGTGACTTTTGACCGCAGCAATTACCCTGGACGCCAACGGCAACGCCATCATCAGCGATGGCCTCCACCGCATCGGCCTGGACGCTCCCGTCGTGGCCGCGCTCGCGGATCTGCTGTTGGAGCGCATAACCCAAACGGGCCGCCCTCCGTTCCGTGAAGTGCGCGCTGCCCAGGCCATTCTCGTGGTGCCGCTGGCGGCCGAGACGACGGCGCACGAGGCGGTGTCCAACCCGTGAGGAGGCGTCCATGAAGTCCACCCCCGAAGACCTTGTGTGTGCCGCCCACCGTCACGAGCAGTACGCCCAGCGCGCGCTCGGACTGGACGATGACGCGGTGCTCGGCCACGCGCCGATGCAGTTCCGCAACACCCGCACCCGCGCCGCCTACGTCGAGGGTCTGCGTTGTGCCCAGCGGTCGAAGCCCAGCGCGTCAGCAGCGGCGCACCTGGCGATGGCCGACGCGCTGTACTGGTGTCTCGCCAGGCGCTCGGTGGACATCTTGCGCCCGCGCCGTCGCAGCATCGCCTACGACTCAGCCGACGCCACGCAGGAGGGTCTGCTGTGGTTGGTGAAGGCGGCGCAGCGCTTTCAGCCCGGCATGGGCGCCTGGAAGCGTTACGCGATCTCATGGCTCATGGCGGCAGGCGTTCGCGGTCGCGCGGGCGGCTTGTCGTTGCACGATCGCGAGACGCTGGCGCGCCTGCAGCGGCTGCTGGCACACGGCGAGGCGGTCGGCCACCCACCCACCCGTCAGGAGCTGGCGCGCAGCATCGGGCGCCCCGTGGAGTTCGTGGACCGCCTCCTCAGCGCGGCGACACCCCTGGCGGTGGTCGACGAACACGAGCCGGACGCCACCGACGAAGACGAGAACGCCAGCCTCAACGTGGACCTCCTGTTGGCCCGCCTGACGCCGCGTGAGGCGTGGGCGCTCGCCCGTCGCTACGGCCTCTGGCACACCCGCGCGGTCTCGTGTCGCGTCATCGGCGCCGAGCTGGACATCGCCACAGAGCGCGCGACGGAGCTGATACGCGACGCCGCCCAGCACGTCGCCGCCGCGGTGGCACCGACCCCGTGGGCCTTCGACCGGCGCGGTCTGCGCTGGGCGCTGCTGGCCCACACGGGCGCCTCCATCGGGCAGATCGCGAGCCGGGAGGGCGTTCCGGTCGGTCAGGTGGCGACGGCGGTCCGGTTGTGCCGCGACGAAGCGGGACTGCTCGACGCGACCTCGTGTGCAGCATGACTGAGGAAATTCTGCCCATTCCCTACCTGAGCCCCGGCGAGGCGGAGCTCTACCACGCCCTTGGCGACAAGGTGCGCGGCCGCGTCATCGCCGCGAGCCGCGCGGTCGCCGAAGGTATGTTGGGCTACAAGAAAGCCGGCCGCGTGTACGACGTCGCGGAGGTGATCGGGCTCGTCCAGGCCATCGTCCAGCCGATCCGCAACCGCGAGCAACCGCCCCCGTGGCAGTCCGCGGTGCTGGAGCCGACCAGTCCACAGCAGTTCGTCCCCGCGGCGAACCTGCTGCCCGCCGTGGACACCATCGTCGAGTTGGACGTGGGCGGCGCCAAGACCCTCTCGGAGTTCGTCGCCGACGGCCGCCTGACGGCGGCACAGGCCACGGCGGTGATGATGCTCGCGCTCGGCGAGCCGACCTATCAGGTGGCGGACAAGCTCCGCGTGCAGCGCACGGTGGTCTACGAATGGCGCCGCAAGCCCGCCTTCGTGGAAGCGTATGGGCTGGTCGTCCGCGAGCGCGCCGAAAGCCTCATGGCCAAGCTCGACGACGCGCAGACGCTGGCGCTGTCCACATTGGTCGAAGCCCTCCAGGCGACCACCATCGACCGCCTGGACAAAGAGGTGCCGGACTGGGATGCGCGCCTGAAGGCTGCAAAGGAACTGCTCGACCGCGGTGGCCGTGCCCTCAAGACCAACCGCATGGTGGTCGCCGCGTCCGTGATGAAGGACGACATGAGCCTGGAGGACCGCATCGCCAAGCTCATGGAGGAGGAGCGCGAGCTTGAAGAGGACCTGCGCCGCCTGTCCACGCCGCTGACGGTCATCGAGGGCGGACGGTGAGAGCAGACGAAACCACCGCCGCGCTGCTGCGTCGCCACCGCGAGGTGGTGGAGCAGCGCGGTCGGCTGCAGTACCAGGCCGCCCGCCCCCACTGGGCTCGCAAGGTGCTGGAGGGCGGCCCCGGCAGCTACGCCGCCTTCGTCCGCTGGGCCTGGCACATCTTGGAGCCCGGCACGCTGCTCCGCTGGAACTGGCACATGGACGTGGTCTGCGACGCCATCCAGCGCCAGATCGAGGGCGACCCCACCTACCGGCGCCTGCTGCTCGTGCTCCCTCCCGGCACCGGCAAGTCCATCACTCTGGCGGGGTGTCGCGACCCCTACATGTGGCTCGCCCAGCCCTACCGCCGGACAATCTATTTGAGCGCCAATGATGGCAATGCCACGCGGGACAGCCGCCGGGCTCGCAACATCATCCAGTCACCTGAGTATCAGGAGCTGATGCGGGCGGCGGCTGAAAAGCACGGCATGGAGCCGTGGAAGTTGGCACACGACCAGAACGAAACGACAAACTTTGAGAACAGCCAGCGAGGGTTCAGGCAATGCTTGGGTATGGGATCCGACGTCACAGGCAAGCGCGGCGACGACCTTGTGATCGACGACCCGATGGACGCCAAGGAAGCCCTTCTCGGCACACCCGAAACGATCGAGCGAAGAATGAAGGAGGCGAGCGATATAATCGGCAGCGTGCTCACAAGTCGCGTTAACGACCAGGAAACCGCCTCTATCACGATCATGATGCAGCGGCTTTACCCAAGCGACCCTGCCGGAATGGCGATTGCCGCTGGTGGCTGGAAGGTCATCGTGCTGCCGATGGAGTATGACCCTGATCTGCCTGACGCCTGTGGTGGGCCGTGTGTGGAGGATCGGCGCCGCGTGAGGGGCGAGAGTCTCCACCCCGGCAAGTTTCCAGAGCATGTGATAGCCAGACTGAAACAACCTCCGATCAACGGGCTCGGCCTCGTCCAGTTCGAGGGCCAGTACAACGCCAAGCCCAGCCAGAAGTCGTCCAAGCTCTACGACGCGGCGTGGTTCGCGAACACCTACCACCAAGCCCCGGCGGTGATGCGGCGGGAGATGGACCGGGTGGCGCTGGTCTGCGACGCGAGCTTCAAGAAGACCGGCACCTCCAACGTCGCGCTCGAAGTGTGGGGCAAGCGGCAGGGCCGCCTTTACCTGCTGCACGAGGTCTGCCGCAAGATGGGCTATCGGGAGACACGCGCCGAGATCCGCCGTCTCGTTGGCGCCTGGAGCGTGGACGAGGTGGTGGTGGAGGACAAAGCCAACGGGTCGGCGCTTGTGGACGATCTCGGCAACAGCCACGAAGACGAACACGAGCCACCGCTCGGCGTGCCGGTGGTGCCCTTCAACCCCGGCACCACCTCGAAGGTCGAACGTGAGGAGCTGTACAGCGTGCCCGCCTTCGCCGCCGGCAACGTGCTGTTGCCGGAGCCCCAGCACGCGCCCTGGGTCGGCGACTACGTGGCCGAGCACCTTGGCGGCACCATGAACGACCGCCGCGACACGACCTCGATGGCGATCGCGTGGCTGCGTCGCGGCGAACGCGCCCGCGAATCCTCGGTGTTGGACCTGTTCGCCCACAGCCACAACGACGGCCTCATCGTGGGCTCCTGACCCCGCGATAGCCAGCAGGACATGGCCAGCTTCCGTCAGCACCTCGCCGCCGGTCTTCGGGCGGCCCTACAAGGCCCGCCCCCGGCCGCCACCCCGCCGCCCGCAGCGCGCGCCGACACGCTCGGCGCGATCAGCCCGACGTCGGCGGCGGCGCTGATCAACCCGATCAGCGGCATCGGCTCCGCGGACGACTCCGGCGCCGCCAGCCGCCCGAATCTCTCCCGCGAACGCCTGAGCATGGACGAGCTGGTGGCGCTGCTCCGGGGCAGCCTCTACCGGCGTATATGCGACGTGATCCCGTCTGATGCCATGCGGCGCGGCCTCATCGTCACCGATGACACCCGCCGGTCCAATCCGCTGCAGGTTGAGCTGGAGCAGTTCGATGTGGCGGCGACGCTCCGACGGGCCGCCACCTTGGGCCGCGCGCTCGGCACCGCCTGGATCTGGCCCGTAGTCGAGGATGGCGGCGCCCCGCTGTCGGAGCCGCTGGACATGCAGCGCGTCACCCGCCTCTACGCGCTGCACGTCCTGGATCCGCGCGACCTGACCGTGTGGACCTGGAGCCGCAACCTGCGCGAGCCCGGCGCGGGCCAGCCGTTGCTCTACACGTTGCAGCCTTGCCGCCCTGAGCTGTACGTGCCCCCCAACACGCTCATCCACCGCAGCCGCCTCATAGCCTTCTGGGGGGATGAACTACCCCCATCAGAGCAACTCTACGGGAACGAGTCGCCGCTGGGCGACGCCATTGGTCAGACGATGTGGGATGGGCTACGCAACCTCACGCAGACCAGCGCGGCGGGCGCCCGGTTGGCTGAGGAGCTGTCCATCGCGGTGTTCTATCTGGCGAAGATGCCGGAGAAGGACGCCGCGGGCGGGCGCGACCTGCTGCGCACGGCCCTGAACAACATCATGCGCTACAAGTCCATCGCCCACGGTCTTGTGCTCGGCACGGGCGACAAGGCCGAGCGGCTGGGCGCCAACGCTTCGGGCTTTGACACGCTCACCGAGGCGGGCTGGGAGGTCCTGCAGTCCCTCTCCGGGGTGCCGGCGGCGCGCCTGCGCGGCGTCGCCCCGAGCGGGCTGTCCACCGACGGCGCGAGCTGGCAGCAGAGCTACTACAGCGACGTGGACGCATGGGCTTCGGAGCGTTTGCAGCCCGCCGCCCGGCAGATCGTCCGCCTGCTGTACAGGCACCGCGGACAGGAGCCCGCCTCCTGGCACGTCGGCTTTGGCCCGTTCTACCACCTGTCGATGCAGGAGCAGGCGCAGCTACGCCTGCTCACCGCCCAACACGACCAGCTCGCCGAACAGGCCGGCTGGGTGACCGGCGAGCAGATCCGCCGCTCCCGCTACGGCGACGGCGGCTGGTCCTTCGAGATCCAGCCGGCCACCGACGGGGACGAGGCACGGCTCACCGGCGCCGTTGACCCGGAAGAGGCCGAAAAGACGCTTGCCGATCTGACGGGGGCGCCGCCGGACCCGCTGACCGCCGAGCAGGTCAAGCTGGTACAGGAGGTGCTGGGCAACGTCAGCGCCGGCAAGGTCACCACCGAGGTGGGTCGCCTGCTCCTGGAGGGCGTGGTTGGCGCCACGCGCGCCGCCGCCCTCATCGGCGCACAGGGCGCCGCCACCACAGTCGACGCCCCAGACCTCACCGCCCAACGCACCCTGGCCGCCTCGATGACCGCCCACGGGGTCGAACGCTGCGAGCACGGCGCCGTGAACCGCTGCCGGATCTGCGGCATCGAGCGCGATCGGGCGCTCGTACTGGGCGCCGATGGCCAACCCACCCGCGACGCCGAGGGCCGCCCGGTGTGGGCGGTGCGCTGGCGGGCGCTGGGCGACCCCGATCCAACCCCGGACGCGACCACCACCGAGCCCCGACAGGACGCCGACTTCGGCGGCAAGGCCCTGCTGTCGCTCACGCTGGGCGAGACGGGGCGCGCCGCTTGGGCAGAGCTGGCGCGTCGGGCAACCGACATCACCGGCCCCCTGGAGGGCTACGAGGTCGGCGAGAACGGCATCGCCGAGCCCCCACACGTCACGGTGCTCTACCTTGGCGCCGTCGCCGACGAACACCTCGCGGAGATCGAACGCAGAGCGACCGCGGTCGTCGCCGACTTCGGCCCCATCGCGCTCCGGGCGAGCAGGATCGGCACGTTGCCCCCCGGGCCAGCCAGCGAGGGACGGGTGCCGGTGGTCGCCGAGATCCGAGCGTGGGAGCTGCCCGAGCTGAACGACCGCCTGCTGCGCGCGCTCGCGCCGTTCGTGACCGCGGATCAGTTCGCGCGCTTCCGGCCCCACGTCACGCTCGGCTTTGCCACCAACCCTACGCCCGAGCAGGTGGCCGCGCTGACGGAGATCCTGCCCGACACAGGGCCGACCGACATGATGTCGCTGGGCAGCGTCGCCGCGCTGGACCTCCACCACGGCAATCGGGTGGTGGCGCGGTTGCCCCTGCGCGGCACCCGGGCAGACGCCGATGCTGCTGAGCCCTGACCGCCGCGCCGACGCGGTACAGCAGCGCCTGCACCTGGAGGCGGTTGACCGGTTGACGGCCAACTACTACGCCGACCTGGAGCGCCGCGAGCGCCGCCTGCACGAAGAGACGGTGCGGGCGCTGCGGGGCAGGCTGCGGGCGGACAGCACCGAAGACCCGATCGCAGCCGCGGACCGCGCCGCCCTGCTTGGCCTGCTCGGACGCATCGCCCGCGCCCGGAAGGGCGAGCACGCACCCGACCAGCGCGACCTGGACCGGCTGTTTGGCCGCGCCGATCAGGCCACCACCGCCCACACCCGCCGCACCGTCGCCGCCACCGTCCGCGGCCGTGGCGTCGCCGAGCTGTTGGCGGACGCGCCCGCCATCGACCCGAAAGCCATGCGGGCCAACTTCATCGCGTCCAACGTGGACCTCATCCGGTCGATCGACACCCGCTACCTCGCCGACGTGGCGACCCTGGTGGACACCGCGGCCAACGAGGGGCGCGCCTGGTCCTGGTTGGCCCGGTCGCTGGAGGATCGATACGCGGTCAGCCGCAGCCGGGCGCAGCTCATCGCCCGCGACCAGCTCGGCAAGCTCACCGGCCAGCTCACGCAGGTCCGCCACCTGGAGCTGGGCCTCGACGCCTACCAGTGGATGACGAGCGGAGATGAGCGGGTGCGGCGCAGCCACGAACGCCTGGAGGGCCGCATCTTCCGGTGGGATGCCCCGCCCCCAGTCGGCCACCCCGGCGAAGACTTCCAATGCCGCTGCACGTCGCGCGCGGTGGTCTCCGCAGCCCACGCCGAACATCTCCGCGGGCTGGCCGAGCAGCGCGCCCGCGCACAGGCCCAGCGCATCGCGCAGTCCCCGATCGTGCTCGGCACCATCGTGGCCCGGCAGGGGCGGCGCCTCGACCCCGCACGGTTGGCCGAGTTCCGCGGCGAGTTCAGGCGGGCGGCTTGACCCGCCGGCCCTGCAGGACCACCACGCCCAGCTTGATCGCGTAGCGCGCGACGGCGGTGTCGCTGTCGAGTGTGGCGAGCAGAGCCGGATCCTGCTCGGACAGCAGCCGCCGTAGCTGCTGCATCGTCTGGTTGTCGATGTAGATGCGCGCCGCCTGCTTCGAGCTGGCGGCTTCGTTGCTTCCGACCATGTGGCCTCCGTGGGTCAACACTGGCCGGGCTATCCCGGTTCGTCACCGCCGCGACCCGCCCCAAAGCCGATCGGCAAAAGCCCGCGCGGTAGCCCCTCCGCGATGGCCACCACCGCCCGCCGCTTTGACGACAAGCTCGGAGCCCCCCTGCTCCGGGTGTTCGTGCGCCCGGAAGACGGCGCCCGGCTCTGCGAAGGCATCGCAACCCAGGAAGGCGTGCTCGTCTACCGCAACGCAGACGGCACCGAGCGCCTGGAGCTGGTGACCCGACAGGCGGTGCTCGACACGGCAGCGACCATCGGCCGCGCGACGATGACGCTCCACCACCCCGAAGACGGCTTCGTCGGCCCGGACAACTACCAGCGCCACGCCATCGGCGACGTCGACGGCGATGTGCGCGTGGAGGAGTTCGGCGCGCAGGGTGGCTTCGCGCGGGTCCGCGTGTTGACCGCGGTCCGCCGCGCCGACGCCCTCGATGCCCTCGCCGCTGGCGTCTGCCAACTCAGCAGCGGCTACGAGGTGGACCTGGACGAGACGCCCGGCGTCCACCCGGTCTTCGGTCGCTACGACGCCTGTCAGGTGGGCCGCCGCATCAACCACCTTGCGCTCGTGCCGGAGGGTCGCTCCGGCCCCGAAGTGGCCCTGCGCACCGACTCCGCCGACGCCGTGTGCGCCCGGCGCATCGACCACCACGAAAGCGGGGCGACCCGCATGGACTCGACCATGAAGCACCTGCTTGTGGCGCTGGGGCTGCTCGGCATCACCCTGCGCGCAGACGCCAAGGACGACGATCAGGGCGCCGCCCTGGTCGAAGGCATCAAGAAGCTGAAGGCCGACATGGCCGAGATGGGCGAAAAGCTCGCCGCCGCCGAGAACGGCGGGGACGCGCTCAAGGCGTTCCTCGACGCCTACCAGCTCAAGGACCTCGCCGCGCTCAAGGCGAAGTTCGCCGAGATGGGCGCCCAGCTCACCGCCGCCCAACAGGAGGCCGCCGCCGCCAAGGCTGCGCTCCAGGCGAAGGAGGACGAAGCCGCCGCCGCCGCCCAGCAGGCCGAGATTGGGCGCATGGACGCGCTGGCCAAGCAGCTCGGCCTCAAGACCGACGGCCTCGACCTCAAGGCCAAGCGGCTGGCCATCGCCAAGACCCGCGTCGACAGCATCGACGCCAAGGCCAGCGACACCTACATCGCCGCCGTGCTCGACATCATCGAGGGCGACCTCAAGGCCCGGGGCCAGCGCGCCGACGCCGCGGGGGCCACGGGCGCCCGCCTCGACGATTGGGCCGACAAGCGCGGCGACCGGCGTGAGGACGCCAAGGACGAGTTCTACAACCCCCACGTGGCCCACTCCGATGCGGCCTTTCGAGGTGACAAGTGAGCGCCAACGGCTTCTTCGAGCGCGCCAGCGATGTGCGCACCAACCGTCCGATCGGCTTCATCGGGCAGGTGCTCGGGTACTTCCGCTCCCGCAGCGGCAACAACCAGCGCCCCCAGGCCGCGCAGATCACGACCATCGCCATCCCGGCGAGCCCGGACAGCAGCACCGCCTACTCGGTGGTGATCGACGGCGTGACCTGCACCTACACGACCGACGCCTCCGCTACCCAGGCCGAGCTTGGGGCGGGCCTGGAGGCGGCCATCGAGGTTCAGGCGGGCGCGCGCGGACGGATGTCGCCCAGCTACTCGGGCGGCACCCTGACCCTGACCGGCTCCTGGCCGGGCATCTCCTACACCGTCACCACGTCGGGCGGCACCGGCGGCGGCGCCATCGGCTCCGCGACCACGGCGACCGCGGCAGCGTCGGCGACGGCGGTGCAGTTCGGGCGCGCCCTTTGCACCGACGGGCAGGTGACCGACGAAGGCACCCCGAAGGTGTTCATGCCGACCACGGCGCTCTTCTCGGCGCAGGTGAAGACCTTCACCTACGCGAGCGTGGCCAGCGGGGACAGCATCCAGACCCGCGTGGTCATGAACGGCGATGAGATCCTGGTCTCGACGCCCTACAACACCTCGCACGCGCAGTCGCTCATCGACCACGCGGCGGCGCTGGAGACGGCGCTCAACGCGACCTTCGGCGCCGGCTATGGCGCGGTGGCGGCCCGCAGCTCCGACACCATCACCATCACCGCCGACGTGGCGGGCGCCGAGTTCAGCGCCGTCAGCGACGTCGTCGGCTCCGGCGGCGGCACGGTCAGCGCGGCCAACACCACCGGCCCCAGCATCTCGACCTCAGTGGCGCGGGCGCTGATCGGCGTCTCGAAGCGCCGGGCGGACGTCGAGAACGTCACCGTCGATGGCGACGATCCCGCCTACGCGGCCAACCGCGGCGTCGAGTACGTCGTGCACGGCGAGATGTTGGTCGCCCGCGACACCACGGAGACCTGGGATCGCAACTCGCAGACCTGGGTTTCGGTGTCCACGTCCGCCACGCTCAGCGGCCGCCTCTACGACACCGGCTCGTCCACCCGGGTCTGGATCCCGCAGGAACTCATCCGGCTCGTCGCTCAGGAACCCTCCACCCACACCGACGGCATCGGTCAGATCGCCGTCAACATCGGAGTCTGACCATGTCACGGTTTGTCGAGGTTCTGGAAGGTGGTTGCGAGGGCGAGCTGTCGTCCTCCGACTACTACGCCGGTGCGGTGGAGGAGTTCCGCGCCACCCTCAAGACCAAGCTGGACGCGCGCGGGCGCCGTGTGGACAACGCCTACACGGCGTCGATGACGCGGCTGGACAGCTATCTCGCCAGCGCCAACGACCGCCGCGGGGACGCCTTCGTGCCCGGCGCGGGCAACTACAACCCCCGCGACCTCACCCAGCGCATCAAGCGGGCGATGGAGGAGCGCCTGCAGCCGCTCACCGCGGACAAGTGCTTCCCGATCAACACGGAGCTGGACCCGGGCGCGCTCACCTACGAGCAGACCCGGCTGATGACCACGGGCCGGGCGATCGAGTACCGCGGCGGGCTCGGCGATGACGCCCCGACCGTCGAGGTTGGCCAGTCCTCGGTGCAGCAGCCCATCTTGGGCGGCATCATCAAAGTGGTCAACGACTTCCGCGAGCTGGCAGCCGACCGCTTCGCGGGCGTCGATCGGGCGGCGAAGAAGATCGCGGGCGCGCGCCGCTCGATGCAGGAGCTGCGCAGCCGCTGGATCTGGCGCGGCAGCCAGGCCAACGGCATGTACGGCATCATCGGCCACCCCTACGTGGACACCGCCACCTCGCAGGTGCCGTACACCAGCGCCAGCGCGGTGGCCGACATCATCGCCGACTTCGTCTACTGGGCGCAGTGGGCGGACAACCAGTCCGGCAGCGCCTACAAGCCCGACTCGGTGGTCATCGGCCAGAAGCTGTACAACTACCTCGCCGGGACGGTGATGGCGCTGAACAACAGCTCCAACGTCACCATCCTGGAGATGTTGAAGCGGCTCTGCCCGGACATCGTCAACTGGATGTCGGCGCCCGAGCTGAACGCCACGGTCGCCTCGAACGTGCATGGACTGTTCTTCTACGCCAAGGGCACCGGCGAGCTGGACCGCTCGGTGGAGCTGATGGACGCCATGCCCGCCACGCTGCTCGCGCCCGAGAAGCGCGCGCTTGGCGAGCAGACCTTCATGGTGATGTTCTTCGGCGGCGCCAACCAGCGCAGCGCCGGGGACAACCTGCTTGTTCACGTCGAAGGCCCCGCGTAGGGCAAGGAGTAGCAATGAACGTCCGAAACGTGGGCACCCAGCGCATCATCGTGGGCCCGGGCCCCGCCTCCACGCGCGCCGATATGGGCGAGGCCGGCGCCGGCTTCATCCTGCACGCCAAGAACGACAAGCTCCAGAGCGGCGAGCCGGCCAACGTGCGTCCGGTGACGGCCGCACAGCGCAAGGTGCTGGAGGGCATGGCAGCGTTCCAGGCGCTGACCAGGCACAACAGCTACGGCGTGGAGTTCAGCGGCTGATGGCCGTGGACACCGCTGCGATCCTGGCGGTGTTCCGCGTGGTGGCGCCTGAGTTCTCCGCGACCTCAGACGCCACCGTCAACGCTCTGTCCGCGATCGAGGGCACCAAGGTGTCCGCCACGGCGTTCGGGGCCAACACCTCGGAAGCCGTGGCGCACCGCGTTGCGCATCTGCTGGAGATTCAGGCGCGTCTGGCCGCGGAGACAGCCAGCGCCCGCGGCCCCGGCGTCACCACGTCGGTGAGCACGGGTGACCTCTCGATCAGCCGCAGCTTGAGCATTACGGCGGCGACGGCGGGCGACGCCTGGTGGATGCAGACCGCGCACGGCCTGGCCTACCTGGCGCTGCGAGACGAGCAGGGCGAGATCGGCTACTGCTGGGCCGGTTGATGGTCACCGACCGCGACCACGGCTACCGCGGGTTGCTTCGTCGCCTGCTCGGCGTGCGCGAGTACGCGACCCGCGTTGGCATTCACGAAGAGGACGGCAGCGACCTCGCCGTCATCGCGGCGGCCAACGAGTTCGGCACCACGAACGGCCACGTCCCCGAGCGCAGCTTTCTGCGCGCGACCGTGGACGCCAACGCCACCACCTACGGCGACGAGCTGGACAAAGCCGTCCGCGCCCACGTAGACGGGCGCCGCACCCTCGACGTCGGTCTTGGCCGGCTCGGCGCGCGCGTCGAAGGCGACATCAAGCAGTTCATGACGGACCTCCAGGATCCGCCGAACGTTTTTTCTACCATCGCCCGCAAGGGCAGCAGCAACCCGCTCATCGACACGGGGCGACTGCGGGCGACCATCCGGCATGAGGAGGAGCCTTGATCCTGCTGGGCGCGACCACCATCACCCGCCGCCGCTACAGCGCGGGCTCGCGGGCCTCCACCGGCTACTGGACCGAGGGGTCCACCACCGACACCTCCATCACGGCGTCGGTGCAGCCGGCGTCAGGCAAAGACCTCAAGCTGCTGTCGGAGGGCGAGCGCACCAAGCGCGCCATCAAGGTCTACACGACCGCCGACCTGCGCACGACGTCGCCCCAGAATGGCACCCGCTCAGACGAGCTGGTCATCTCCGGCGTGACGGGCATCGACGACGGCACCTATCAGGTGCAGCACGTCGAGTCCTACTACGCGCTGCTCGCCCACAACAAGGCCATCGCCGTACGCCGCCAGGAGGCGCCATGAGCATACGCGGCGACATCCTTCAGGCGGTCCGCGGCTGGCTCAAGGCGGCGTCCAGCCTGACCGACGCACAGGTCATCCCCGCCGACGACATCGGCCCGCGCCCGGCGCTGCCCTACCTGACCGTCAAGGTGGTGGTGGCAGACCTTCCGGTCGGCGAGGACGAAACCCGCTACGCCCTGAACGGTGACGACGACCCCACCGTCACCGTTCACGGCACCCGCCGCGGCACGGTGTCTGTGCAGGGCTACGGGGCCGCCGCAGAAGAATGGCTGGTCACCGCGCGTCTGGCGCTGCGCCTGCCCACCATACAGGCGACGCTCAACACGGCGGGCCTGACCGTGGTGCCCATCGGGGCGCCGCGTGACGTCGCCGTGGTGCTCGACACCAGCTTCGAGGCGCGGGTCGTCTGGGATCTTGAGGTCCTCTACGACGTCAGCTCCGCGGCGGAAGAGGAGATCGCCGCCGCGATAGCCACTGTCACATCGGTGCTCAGCCCCGGCGCGCTGACCACCACCTCCACCCTCGATCTCACCTGAGAGCACACCATGGCCGTCGTCACGCACCTGGACCGCATCGGCGTCACCGTCAACCTGGACGCCGTGGGGGCGCAGCAGGCGGGCTTCTACGTGCTCTACCTGGTGCCGCTGGCGGCCAACAGCCTCAACAGCGCCACCTACATGACGTTCGCGTCCTTCGCGGAGGTCGATGCGGCGAGCACCGCCGGCTACATCTCGGCCACCACCCTCCAGGCGCTCACCGACGTCTTCGCCCAGGCGCGGGTGCCGAGCCAGATCCACGTCGCCAGCGTGGACCTTGCGTCGTCGTCCGGCTCGATCCCCGACACCTACGCGCTGGTCATCGCGTCGATGATCAGCGAGGGCCTGGACTTCTACGCCGTATGCATTCAGGACCGCGACAACACCGACGTCGCGACGGTCTCCGACTACATCGAGGCGCTGGCCAGCGAGCGCCCCTACATCTTCGTTGGTCAGTCCTCCGACAGCGACTGGAAGACTGCCACGCCCGACGCCGCCTTCAACACCGTCGTGGGCAACGAGCGCACCGTGCTCGTCTACCACGACACCTCCACCGAGCACAACGACCTCGTGTGGGCTTCGTGCGTGCTCGCCTTCACCCCCGACAGCTACTCCGCGCCTTGGAACCGCCCGCTGACCGACATCGTCGCCCTTGCGACCCTGACGAGCGCCGAGAAGGGCTACCTGCGCACCAACAACGCCAACTTCGGCGCGCGTCTCAACTCCACCTACACCTTCTACATGGACCCCGGCCGCACCATGGCGGGCCGGGCGGCGTCGGAGCGGGTGTCGGCGGACTGGTACGCCATCCGGGTCCAGGAAGGTCTGGCCCAGCTACTCGGCGACCTCACCAACCGCGGCCAGAAGCTCACCGTATCGGTGCGCGGCGTGCGGCAGGTCGAGGCCATCGCCCGCGAAGTCTACGAGCGCGGCGTCACCGCAGGCCACTTCGAGCCCAACCAGCTCACCTTCACCTCCGCGACCATCAACGCCGATGGCACCATCTCCAGCGCCGACCTGACGGCGCAACGCATCCGGGTGACCGCAAACATCCAGCTCACCACGGGCGCCATCACGATCGCTTTCACCGCCAACCTCAGCCGCACCGCGGTCAACTGAGAGGTCTCCTATGCCCGGGCCCACGAAGATCCACGATCTCGCACAGGTGGTCCTCACCATCGGCGGCTACACGATCAGCGGCTACGGCGAAGGCGGCGCCGTCAAGGTCGAGCCGGTGTCGTCCGCCGTCGAGTCCACCGTCGGCCACGATGGTCAGGTCACCTACAGCCGCACCAACGACGCGCGGGCGAAGGTGACCATCACCGTGCGCGGCAACTCGGTCGCCCACAAGCACCTGAGCACGCTCATGCAGGCGCAGCTTGCGGCGCCGGTGCTGGCCCCGATGGCGTTCCTGCTCGTCAACGCGCAGACCGGCGAGCGGTTCGCGTCGGCCTACTTCGTCTTCCTGGAGCACCCGGGCGTCGAGCAGGCCAAGGGCGTCACTGATCGCGTCTACATCGGCGAGCTGCCCTACGGCTTTGACGCCGGCAACTACGACGCCGCGCCTCTGGTCGCGGTCTGAGGCCACCCATGAGCCAACTCCCACCCCCGGTAGAAGTCCAGATCGGCGACGACAACGGCGTCGCGCACGCCTACCTGATCAGCCTGCACCCCGCCGCGGAGGGCCAGCGGGTTGTCTGTCAACTGCTCGGCCTGGTGGCCGGTCCGCTCGCCGAGCTGATCGCCGCGGGCATCGAAGGCGGCAGCGCGGCCAACGTGGACTTCCAGGGCATCGGCCGGCAGGTCGGCGCCACCCTGCTGGGCGACGCGCCGCCCAAGCTCATCCGGGAGCTGTTGCGGTACACGGCCCGTGATGGCCGCGCGATGGCCAACGAACACGAGTTCAACGTCGCCTACACCGGCAACTACGGCGAGCTGATGGTGGCGCTCTCGGAGGTCGTTCGGAACAACCGTTTTTTGCCGCTGTCGCGTATCAGCTCCATGCTGCCGGGGGCGAGGCCGACCCCGTCGTAACTGCCGCCCTGACCCGGGCCGCCGAGCGCGGCGTCGATTGGTGGATCATGCGCGTCGTCGTTGACCCTCGCATCCCCGATGGACTCGCAGCGATGCGCACGCTGAGCTTCGCCGACATCTACCACGCGCACCTCGCCCTGGACGCCCTCGACACCATCGAGGCCCATCGACGCGCCCAGCAGCCCGGGGGTGGGCGATGATCGTCCGGGAGCTGTTGGTGCGGCTCGGCGTCATCGCCGACCCCGGCAAGGTCAAGGACTTCGACGGCGCCATCGACGACCTGAAGGCCAACATGGGCGCGCTCGTGTCGGTCTCCAAGCAGGTGGTCGCGGTCGGCGCCGCGGTCGGCGCGGCGTTTGGCCTCCAGGCCGTCGCCACCGCCAGCGCCACCATCGAGATCGAGCGGCAGGCGGCGGCGCTCGGGCTCAGCACAGACGCCTACCAGGAATGGAAGGCCGCCGTGGGCGCCTTCGGCGTGGACACCAAGGACCTCGCCGATGGCTTCGGGCAGGTCGCGCAGGTCATCGGCAACGCGCAGGACGGCGCCGACAACGCCGTCAAGACGTTCAAGAGCCTGAACATCGAGATCGCCGACCTGAAAGGCAAGTCGGTGGAGGAGGTCTTCTACCTCATCGCCGATGGCATACAGGCCACCACGGACAGCGGCGACCGACTGCGCGCGGCCAACACCCTGCTGGGCGAGCAACTTGCCCGCCAGCTCCTGCCCCTGCTCGTGGAGGGCTCAGCCGGACTCGACGCCTATCGCCGCCGTGCCCGCGAACTCGGCGGCGTGCTGGACCGCGACGCCATCGACCGGGGCCGCGAAGCCGCGCAGGTCTTCGCCCAATTCCGCATCGTCACCCAGGGGCTCCGCAACGAGCTGGGTCTGGCCTTCCTGCCGTTGATGACGCACCTCGCCACCATCTTCGTCGAGGTGGCTGCCGGAAGCCGCGGCTGGATCGGGCAGCGCATGGAGGTCGCGGTCAGGCGGATCAGCGAGGCCCTGGAGACGCTGACACGGCACGCGGAAGAGGTCGATGTGGTCGTCCGCGAGCGGTTCGGCGGGTGGGCCAACATCCTGGAGCGCGTGAAGAGCGTCGTGGTGCTGCTCGCGACGGCGCAGGCGTGGCGCACGCTCGTCAGCGCCATCACCGCGGTGCGGGCGGGATTCGTCGCACTCACCGCGACCGGCGGGCTGCTGGCAGGCGCATCCTTCGCCACGGTGCTCGGGTGGGCCGTGGCGCTGGCGGCGGCGTTGGTGGCCCTCTACCTCGTTGTAGACGACCTGTGGACCTATTTCCGCGGCGGCGAGTCAGTCATCGGCGACTTCCTGGCCGGCTCCGAGCGCGCCCGGGCCACGCTCGCCGCGCTTGGCGACGCGGCACGCGCCGCTGGGCTATTCCTGTCGTCCCTCTGGCTGGCGACCAGGACGTACAGCGCGATCGTGATGAGCGCGCTTGGGCCCGCGCTGCCCTACCTGCAGAAGCTCGCCGACATCATTCTGACCGGACTTGGCAATCAGGCGCTTGCGAGCCTGCGCGCCTTCACCACTGGAATGCGGTTCGCCGCAGAGGCCATCGCGTTCGTTGCGATCACGGTTCAGGAGTTGATGCGCGTGCTGGACGGCCAGCTCAGCTTCAGCGCCATGCTGGAGAGCATCAGCGACCGGACGGGAAGCCTCGTCTTTGAGGGTCGCAAGGCGCTGGATCAGGGGATCATGTCTCTACCTGGAATCGGCGCCCTCACTGGGGGTGACATGCCCGCGGGCTACGTGCCACCCAGTCGGCCCGCCGTCTACGTGCCCAACGCAGCACCCTTCGCACTGCAGGCGGGGTCTGCGACGCCCAGCGTGACCACGAACTCCGTGGGCGGAAACACCAACAACTACTTCGGGCTCAGCACCCGCGACATCGAGGAATTGCAATACCGTGAGGGGCTGGTGCAGGGACGCCAACTCGCCGCGCTGGCCGGAACGGGGTTCTGATGCCCACCGCCCTCTACGCCGACGACGGCACCTTTCTGCGCTTCGACGGCACCGCCACCGTGCGGGTCATCGCCGCCGACTCCGTGACCCGCCACCCCACCGAGCGCGGCGTCACCATCACCGACCACGTCCAGCGCGAGCCCCTGAGCGTGTCCATCGTGGCCACCGTCACCGAGAGCCCACTGCAGGAGCAGTCGGAGGTCAGCGGGGCCACCGCGGGCCTCACCGGCGAGGCCCGCCCACGCGCTGCGATGGACTGGCTCAACAGCCACCGCGGACAACGCCTGACCCTCGTCAGCGACGGCTACGACGACCTCGACGACCTCGTGCTCGTGCGGGTGCCCAACGAGGTCACCGCGAGCCGCCAGCGCATACTCAGCTTGGAGCTGACGCAGATCCTGGTGGCGTCGGTCGAATACGTCGCCATCCCGCCCGAGCTGCCCCCGGCGGCCACCGCACACGCCTTCGCCGACGCCGCCGATCTTGGCGAGCAGGGCACCATCTCAGGCACCGACGACACCGCCCAGCAGGCCCGCGACGTGTCGGCCGCAAGCCTCCTGTTGACCTACATCGGAGGCGGGTGATGGCGACCTCGATCCTGCCCGGCTACCCGAACCTGCCCGAACACAGCTACGTCGTCACGCTGGGCGAGGCCCGTTACCGCGTGACGCTGATCTGGCGCGAGCGGCCCGCGTCCTGGTACATGGACCTGCACACCCAGGATGGCACCGAGCTGGTGCTGGGCAAGCGGCTCGCCCCGGGTTGGTCTCCGCTGGCCGGCGCAGACCTCGGAGAGCACGCCCCCGATGGGCTCCTCTACTGCCGCGGCCCGGACAACTACAGCCGCATGGACCTCGGAGACACGCTCGTGCTGGTCTACGTGCCGCAGGAGGACATCGACGCCGCCACGACCGTCGAGGCGAGCGCGCTCACCTTCGAGGTGGCCTGATGGTGCCCTTCGGGCGTCAGGTCATCCTGGAGTTCGGCTTGCCCGGGCAGCAGGGCCGCCGCTTCCGGGACCTGTCGGTCACCTTCCGGGTGGAGATGACGCAGACAGCGACGCCCAACACGGCCCGCATCGTGGCCCGCAACCTCGCCGCCGACTCCGTGGCGCTCCTGCAGCGCGACGGCGTGGTGGTGCGCCTGCTGGCCGGCTACGACGCCCCCCGCCTCGTCTTCCAGGGCGAGCCCGTCCGCAACGGCGTCGATGAGCGCTATGAGGGCACCGACCGCGTCCTGACGCTTGACCTGCAGGACGGCGGGCGCAGCTACCGTCTGGGCCGCGTCTCGGTCTCCTACGCGACCGCGACCACGCTCGGGCAGGTGCTGGACGCCGTGACAGACCAGCTTGGCTTGCCGCTCGGCACCATCGACGTCGATCGCACGGTCGGGCTCGGGCGCGGCATCGTGCTCCGCGGCCCAGCCCGCGACGTGCTGGACCAGATCGCGGAAGCCTCCGACGCCCGCTGGTCCATCATCGACGGCGCCCTGAACATCATCGCCCGCACCGGCAGCCTGGCGGACCAGGCCGTCGTCTTCTCGGCTGCCCGCGGCAACCTCATCGGCTCCCCCAGCCGGAAGGACGGCGGCGTCGAGGTCAAGGGGCTCATCGCCCCCAGCCTACGCCCCGGCAAGCTCTTCCGGGTGGAGAGCGCGTTCATCACCGGCGACTATGTGGCCACCGAGGTGGACTTCATGGGCGGGCTGCGCGAGCAGGACTTCTACGTGGTCGCGCGGGGCCGCCCCCGCCGGAGCGTGTGATGCACCAGAACGACGCGCTGCTGGGTCTTGTCCGCGCCGAAGTCGCGCGGGTCCACACCACCTTCCCCGGCGTAGTCGTGCGCTACGACCGCACCCGCCAGACCGCCGCCGTGCAGATCGTCCCGCGGTTCCGCTGGCGCAACCCCGACACCGATGAGCTGGTGTTCGAGCAGGTCCCGCAGCTCCCGGACGTGCCGATCCTCTTTCCGGCGGGCTCCGGCGTGTCACTGGTCTGGGATCTCGCCGCGGGCGACCCGGTGTGGGTGGTGGTGGCCGACCGCTGCATCGCCGAGTGGAAGGCGACCGGCAACGCCGACACCGAGCCGCAGACCCCCCGGCGCTGGGACTTCTCCGACGCCGTGGCCTTTCCCGGTGGCGCCTGCCCGGCGGACCCGCTGTCCGGCACGGCGCTCCCGTCGGCGGCGGGCATGGTGGTCCTCAAGGGTGGCGACGTCCGGCTGGGCAGCTCGGCGGCGGTGTCGGGCGTGGCGCTGGCGCCGTTGGTGGAGGCCCAGCTCACCACGCTGGAGACGGCGCTACAGACGGCGCTCACCGCGGGCATTGCGGCCGGCGGCGGCGGCGTAATCGCTGCGCTCACCGCGATGCAGACGGCGCTGACGACGGCGCTGGCGGCGTGGCCATCCACCACCGCGGCGACGAAGGTCAAGGCGGAGTAGTCGCCCTTGACGCGCGGAAGCGACGCGCTACAGGTTGTACTGCGACTTGACGCAGCGGTTAGCGTGCTGGCCTCATAAGCCGGAAGTCGGTGGTTCGAATCCACCAGTCGCTACTTCTCAGGCCGCTGGACGGGCCACGCAGCCCTCGGTCGACTGGCTGTCCCGCGCGCCCACCGCTTCGCGAGCTTCAACGCCATCGCGCCCGGACGTCGGCTGCTCGTGCTGGGCAGCACCTCAGCGGCCACGGCATTCCAGGACCCGAGCCGGACGAACGCCTCGTAGCACCGCGCCCCCGTCAAGCGCCCCGGCGGCCACGGCAGCCCGGCGAGTTGGGCGTATTCGAGGGCCAGCCGCCGGGCAGTGGCCCGGGGCACGTCCAACCGACCCGCGGCGCCGGTCAGCGAGCACCCGGCGACCATGAGCGCGTACAGGCGCTGACCGGTGTCCGGTGGATGCAGGCGCGGGCGGGTCAAGATACCGCCCGAACAGCCGGATCGATGTCGGCGGCGAGCTGCCACAGGTCGGGCCACCAGCGGCGCAGCCATGCGTAATGGCTGCCAATCGTCGCGGGCAGACCGCCCACGACCCACCAGCTCTTGCGCAGAGACAGCGCATCCATCCCCGGGTCAACGCACAGATAGCAGGGCAGCAACGGCACCTGCTCGCGAACCAGGAAGGCGTGAACGTCGAGCGCGCTCCAGGCGGCGATGGGCTGGGCCACCGTGAGCCCGTCCTTGCGCCTGTAGACGCTGCCGCGGGTGGCGTTCATGGCGCGCCCCCGGCTCTCGCCAGCCCTCAGCCCGAGCAGCGCGCCATCGTAGCCATGGTGTAGACGATGGGCGTTCAGCAGCCCATAGAAGTGCTCGGCGCTCAGCTCGGCGGTTCTGCCGTGGTGGTCGTTCAGCAGCGACCGCTGCCCGGCGAGCACCGACCACAGCGACACACCGGGGCTCAGGATGTCCAGGTGCAGGCCAAGATGGCGGCAAAGGTGCTCGATGTAGGCCCGTTCGCCGGGGTAATCGAGGTCGTCCTTGACGCTCACGGCGGGCGGGTGCCAACCATGCAGGGCCAGCAGCGCCGCCATGGCTGAGCTGTCCTTGCCGCCGCTCAGGCTCGCGCACCAACCCACCGACACCGCCGCGGCCGCATCCAGCGCCCGTCGCGCGACTGTGATCTTGTGGTCCATGGCTCGGGAGCGCGCGTGCAACGCCACCGCCCGCCACGGATAGTGCAGGCCCACATCCGAACGCCCGGGCAACGCACCATCGCCGCACCAGGCGATGATCTGGCGGAGCCAGTCAGTCCTCATCGACCATCTCCCAGGCGCCGGAGAACTCGACGTTGCGGAACAGCTCGGCGACCCCGGTCACCTGCTTGTAGCGGTAGATGGTGTCCAGGTCCACACCCAGGGCCAGGGCGATCTGTTCGTCCTCCATGCCCTGCTCGCACATCCGGCGTATCAGGTCGGCGTCGAGGTCCACCTGATGCACGCCGCGGGCCTTGTTGAACTGCCACGTCGCCGCCAGCCGCCGCGACAGATCGTGCGGCAACACCACCACGGGCAGGTAGTCACAGTCCAGCCAGTCCGGCCCCAGCACCATCTTGCGGTGGGCGCCGTCGATGACCACGAACAGGCGCTGCTCAGGATCGAACACGGTGACGATGGGAAAGCAAAACCCGTTGTCGAGCACCGACTGGAGCAGCAGCTCCATCTTGTCGGGGCTCACGCTGTTGGGGTTGTAGAAATTCTCGACTACCAGCTCCGCACGAACCAGCACGGCGCGCAGGCAGGGCACCGGAATGCGTCCGCGGGTCTTGGAGGTGATGTAGGCGCCCTCCGACCCCCCAGCGCGCCACGCCTCGAAGTCGGCCATCGTGTCGATCCTGAGCATCAGAGCACCTCGGCGTAATGGGCGATGAGCGCGTCGCGGGGGTCGGCCTTGTTGTCAACCGGCAGGTTGTTCTCGTAGTCGTTGAGAACGAGCTGGCGGCATTGCTGCCGGGCCACGAACTCATTGTCCAGGTGCCCGCCGAACCGGCGACGTAAGATGTCCGCCTTGGCCGGATCCGGGTGGGTCGCCAACAGGAAATCGCGGTAGACCCGCCACGAACGAAAGTTCTTCGGCAGCTTGCGGCATCGAAACAGCGTCGCCGCCTTGGCCGTTTCCTGCGCAAGCGCAATGCCCCTGATGCGCTTCTGCAGCCGCGCGTAGGTCTTGGGCTCAAAGGCAGGCAGGTCGGCCAGCGCGCGAAAGCTGCGCTCGTGTATGAGCGAAGACACTCGCCGCTCGCCCAGCGGGTAGCCCATCTTGTGCTGGAAGTCGTAGACCCTGGAGTACCTGAGCCCCTCCATGGCGATGTACTTCCAGACATCGTGCGCGTTCCAGTCGTAGATCGGGTAGAGCGTGACGGTGCTCGCCCGGCGTGTGCCCCAATAGACGCGCTGGCCGTCGCCGATCTCGATGGGGTGCTTGGTGACCGCGCGCCAGCGGTTCGGGCTCTCTCCGGCGGCGCGCAGGCCGACCAGAAAGGCGTGGCCGGGGTAGCAGCGGGCGAAAGTCTCGATCACGTCGTAGAAGCCAAAGCCCTTGTTCCGGTCGCGCACGGTGACCTGCTCGGGCGCCCACGGTGGGTGCTGGATGGCGTCGCGCTCCTTTGCGCGCATCCAGGTTTTGTGCTCCCCCGGCTCCCAGGCGTTGAGCTGACCTTCGGTCAGGCTGGTCGCGTTGGTGAGGCGGAAAGGCACCTGAAGCCACAGCGGCCGCGTGTTCTCCGGGTACAGCGCCATCAGGTAGCGCACCTGCTCAACGCTGCTCTGGTACATGACCTCCTCATCGAGCAGGTGTACGCCGATGCGCAGCCCCCGGCGGTTGGCCTCCACCAAGGCAAGATGAGCCAACACGGTGCTGTCCTTGCCGCCGCTCACGCTGACGATCACCTTGTCGCCGAAGGCGTCGAAGACCATGCGGACACGGCGCTGGGCAGCGGCGAGCACGGTCTCACCCGTGTAGTGCTGTCGCGACATCGCGCACCCTCCCAGCCCACGCGGTGTAACGGTCGAAGTACCAGCGGTCTACGGCGAGATCCGACACCAGCAGGGTGGCGTTGGCCTGACGGGTCACGGCCAGCGCGTCGGCGTAGTCGACGAAGTTGTGGGGGACCTCCAACAACAGGCGCGCACGGTCGTCGGCCACGTCGCGAAAGGTGGCCACATCACCACCAAGACGCTGGTTGCGGGCGAGGTAGGCGTGTCCGTTCAAGGCGCGAAATCGAGCACCACCCCCGACAAGCGCAAGGTTGCGGGGCAGGACGTGGGGGTCCTTGTCGCCGTCTTCACGCAGCTCGGCGAGCAGGCGTGCCTTCGTCGCGGCGTATGTCGCTTTGGTTCTGGCGTCGGTCTCCACAGCGCGCACGGTGAAGGCGGGCAACAGCGAACGACCCACCACCCGCACCTCAGAGAGCATCGACGGCGCGAAGGCGTCGCGCTTCCACTTCGACCGCGTGACCCAGTCGATGAGGATCATGACGTCGTCGGGCTCGGCGATGATTGGCAAGGTCTGAAAGACCAGGACGTGCGGCGTGCGCTGGAGGTAGTTGCGCAGGCAGTTGTAGCCGAGATCGTGCCGGTTCTGCGTGCGCAATCCTTCATTGACCACGATCAGGGTGTCGGGGTCGATCCGCTCCAACAGCGGGTAGTAGTACCGGTACATGACGATGTTGGGCCAGTCGATGAACAGGCCGGGCGCGCCGATCTCGGTGCTGGGGTCCAGCAGCTCACGATCCCAGCCAGGCAGGCAGAACCGGCGCGGCGTGAAGACGACGACCTTGGTGAGCCCGCGCTCCACCATCGTCGCGCGGATCATCTCGGCGCGCTCGACGGGGGTGTGGCCCAAGCAGATCACGGGGTCACCGTGTAGCCGCGCCTGACCAACCAGGCGACCGTCCTGGCCAACCGCTTCGGGTTCAGTTCGCTCCCGATGGCGTTCAGCCCGTAGTGGTGGGCCATGCGGCTGGTCATTCCCAAGCCCATGCAGGGGTCGCACACCCAGTCGCCGGGCGTGAGGGCGAGCCCATCAAAGACGCGGCGGGTCATCGCCTCACCGTGCAGGCCGGTGGGGTCCGTGACGATGGGGGTGCGGCCGAAGTGCAGCAGCAGGTTGGGCAGCAGGCGAGAACCGCTGCCGTAGAGGACCGCGTAGCGCCCGATGTCCGGCAGCATCCACCCTGGCAGGGTGCCGGCCACGTCCAGCAGCATGCCGTGGTGCTTCGGGTTGGTCGCCTGCTCCACCAGGACGTCGTCCGCGCCCCGGGCCATGCACGCCACGGCCACCGAGCACCACGCGCGGAGAAAGGCGTCGTAGGAGTCGCACCGCTCGCGACCCGCGTGGGTGCGCCAGTAGGTCGCGTTGCCAGGGTTCCAGGGCGGATCGCTGTAGACCAGACGGACACGATCGGGAAGGTGTGCCTGATACCACGCCAGCGTGGTCGGGTCTTGCAGGTCCCCACACAGCAAGAGCTGGCGTTGCTGCCCGCGGGTGCAAACGTACATGCTCACTCCGACGGGCGCGCCTGCCAGCACGCCACCCGCTGCCCGCCGTAGTAGGGCGGACGCAGCGGCAGAAGGGTTTGGACGGTGTGGGCGGGTGGATTGGACGCCCGCCCCACGGGGAGGTGTCGGAGCCGCACATCGTCGAGGTAGTCGCCCGGGGCGGGACCGCCCACGGCGACCCGCCAGCCATCAACCCAGCCGATGCCATGGCAGCCCAACCCGCCGATCGCCGGCACCGGCGCGAGCAACCTGCCGAGCTGGTCCAGCGGCGCCAGATCCCAGCCGAGCGTGCGGTTGACCTCGCCGACGCGGGCCTCGTCCAGCACGCCGGTCCACACCAGCTCGCGGCACGCCGCCCACAGGTGCTTGCGCACGCGCAGGCTCTTGTCGGGGCCAGCCTTCATGTCCACGGGCCCGCCGGCCCGATGGCGCATGTACCAGTCCACAGGTGCCCGGCGGTGCAGGTGGTGGGTGCGTTCAGGCCCGACCGGCGCCGCCTGAGAGGCTGCCCACCACCACAGACCCCCGTCGGCGACAACCGCCGCGAACGGCAGCAGGTCCCATACACGCGGGTTGTAGGCCGGGTGGGCGACCGGGTCCAGCCGATTCAGCCACATCGCCAGCCCAACCCCCGCGAGCGCGTCCAACATCGGCGGGTTGGGCAGGTTCGGCCCGGGCGGGCGCAGCGCCGCCGTGACGGTGACCGGAATCACGACAGCCACGCCAGGATGCGGTCGCGGCGGTCGGCCAGATGTGCCCGCAGCGCCCCCGCACACTGCTCGTCCGCGGCGTCCATGGTCGCCACCGGGGCGGCGTCGGTCACCGTGAAGGGCGCCGCCGGTTCGAGCTGCCAGGCGCCCCGCACGCGCACCGACAGGGCACCGAAGTTCTCCCGGGCCACACCGCCCACACGGGCGCCTGAGCGAATCCAGTCCGCGATCGCCAGCAGCAGCGTCCACAGCTCCACCTCGGTGGCGTTCACCAGCCGGACCTCGCCGATCAGCGGCACCCCCGCGGAGATCGCCTCGTAGGCGTAGGGCATGGACTCGTTGGCCCGGCGGCGCTCCACCGCGCCCACCTTGCCCCCACCGGCCCGCCGCTCGGCCAGCACACCTGCGTGGACGGCCTGCACCCGCTCGTCCACCGCGAGCAGGAGCGCGGCCGTGGAAGAGCTGGCGAGATCATGGCGATATCGCTGTTCGGTGTGGGTGGCCTGCGCAAGCGCAACGGGGCCGCGCCGATCTGCAAACACCGGCTCGGCGCGCCCGTCGATGGTCGCCACCGCCGGCTGCAGCCCCGCCGCGACGGCCTCCTGTGCCCACACCGCGAGCCCCGCCACCTGCACGGCGCCGCGGTTGGGTGTGCCGGCGTCCATCGACCCGAACACGCCCAGCAGGGGGCAATTCTGCCGCAGCTCCCACTGCTCCAGGGCGTTGTACCCGCCGACGTCGCCCTTCTCGTAGCGCCCGCCCTTCAGCAGCAGGCGCAGCCGGTCCCGGCCCAACTGCTCGATGCCCAACTCGGCGAGGTAGCGGGCGACGGCGTGCTCGCGCAGCGTCGCCTTGAGCGCCGCCCCGGACAGCATCGGCACCAACAACTCCCGGTAGTCGCCGAGCGTGTCATCCCACACCACCATGCGCTGCCGGCGCAGCACCTGCTCGTTGCCCTCGGTGCTCTCGCCGTGCGCGAGCGGGGCGAGGGTGACGGCGGTGAGGTGAAACACGTAGGAGGCGATCATGCGGACTCTCCGGGCGGTGTGGAAACCAAAAGGGCCGGCCTGGAAAGGTTTCCGGGCTGGCCGGCAAGCGAATCCGGGGCCGCGGCAAGATCGCGCACCAGCTCGCGGGCGACGTTGGCGAGGGTCAACGCGACGGGCAGCGTGGTGCCGCCAAGCAGGGCAGCGACGTGGCGGCCCGGCTGGGCGTCGGCGGCGCGCACCCACAGCGTCTCGTCATCGCTGAGCCAGCGCCCACCCCGCATGCCCAGCTTCTCCCCGAGCTTGACGGCCAACTCGTGCAGGCTTCTCGGGCTGGTTCGGGCGACGGCGCGCACCCGGGCCTCAAAGGCGTCGCGGTTCTCGTGATGCGGCTTGGACCGCCGCAACACCGCGTCGGCGGCGAAGGCGCGGCTCCAGGCCAACGCGAGCACCACGGTCAACTCGGCGCCACCCATGCGGCGCTCCCGCGCGTCGAAGCCAAGCGCGGGGTTGTCGGCGATGGGGCCGATGTCGCCCACGGCGACCGCGTAGAGGTCAAGGTGACGCATCGCGGCCTCGCAGTTCGCCGACAGGGCGGCGCAGATAGAGGGCGAGGTCCAGCAACGGGCGGTGCCGATGCTTGGCGATCGTGGGCCCATGCTGGGCGATCAGCGGCAGCGCCTCTGCCCCGCCGCTGTAGGCGCCGCTGACGAGGGCCTCTTCGCGCACCCCCGCCAGCAACAGGGCCTCGATGGCTTCGATCAGCCGCGCGAGTGTCGGCGCCCTGTAGGTGATGCTCTGCCCGGCGAACCAGACGACCCGCGGCGCGCCCGGCCGCCACTGCTCGGGCATCGCGAAAAGCGCGCAATGCTTCTTCTCGACGCTCAGCACGTTGGCGCCGAGGTGGCCGCCGTCGAGGTCGTCGCGCAGCAGGTGGCGACGCATCGCGGGCTTCTCGGCGTCGGTCATCGGGCGCCAGCGCGGCATGCCGTTCGGGTCGGGCAACGTGACGTGGTGCCAGACGAAGAACCGCTGCTCCAGCCCCGGAGCGAGGCGGTCGGCCGGGTAGGCGCCGACGTAGCGGACGGGGCCAACGTCGCCGGGCGCGACGCGCTGGCGGTCGAGCTGTGCGGCCCACGCATCCTCCGCGCTCTTCGGCGTCGCGGGCGTCCACAGCCCGATCGTGCCGTCCGCAAGCTCCAGCACGAGGCGCTTCTGTGCGGGCGCGCCGTCGATGCAGACCTCGGTGCGCCGGTTGCCCCGCCAGGCCAACGTGGCACGCTCCCGCAGACGCTCGGCCGCGAGCGACCCGGGCAACGCAAAGCCACTCGCCAGCGTCCACCCACAGGCGGCGCACAGGTGGGTCGCGTGGCCAGCCCGGGCGAAGTCACGGGCCGGAAACGTGTCGGGCAGCAACCGCAGCGGCCACCCCTCGCCGGACGCATTCACCCCACACCACCAGCAGGGACCGGTGTAGGCGGTAAAATCGGGATGTGTGGGGCGGCCTGCGGCCTCCCACAGCACCCATGTCGCGCTCGGCATCATGTAGGCCATGTACCCCAACGGGCCACAACGCGCAACCCTGCTACTCGGCGACCGACACCGCCCCCGCCAGCCACGGCCCAAGCGGCGGCGGCAGCTTCGCCGCGTACAGCGCCAGCACCGCGGCGTCCACCACCTCGTCGTGGCCGGCATCGCGCAGCCCACGCCCCAGCCCGGCGAGCGCCACCACCAACAGGGACAACAGATCCAGGTTAGCCCGCGCCGCAGACGCCAACAGGCGCCCGATCGGGGTGTCGTCGAGCGTCATCCCGTAGACGACATCGGCGATGACGATGGCGTCGCGGGGGTCGTCGGGATCGTGGGGACCCAGCTCGGGCTGGGTCGCGCCAGGGCAACCGTGGATCAGGTCGGTCAACTCGCACAGGTCGTACATCGGCACCTCGTCTGGTACATGGCGCGAGCAGGCGAAGTGTGAATCTTTTTCTGCATGTTGGCGCGTTGGTTAGCTCGGCCATCGGACCGGTTGTACACTTCGCCAACGTTCGGCCTTTCCGCGTGGGGCCGTGAATGGCGCCGACCCCCGGTGCGTCTACGCGCGACTTGCCACCAAAGGCTGTCCGGCGTAGAGTGGCGGTCAAAAGGAGTCCCCATGCTCACACTCGCTCTTCTCGCCCTGCTCGGATGCGCCCCCACCTGCAACGAGGTGGAGGGGGCGATCTGTGCGGACGACGTTCAGGCGCTGCAGGAGCGTATGGACCAGCTCGAAGCCGCTGGCGCCACCTACGCCTGGTTCGACCAGGACGGCGTCCAGGTGACCGATGGGCCGGAGCTGGTGTGGTTTGACGAGGCGGGGGTGCTTTGGCAGGTGGACGCCGATCGAGGCATCCCCGACGCCTACGCCACCGAATACGACGTGGCGGGAACGGTCTTCCACATGACCGAGGACTGCTCGGACCCCGGCTACTACGGCGGGTTGGCCTCGCCCAAGGTGGCCTTCTACAACGGGGACGCCCGCGACGATTACCCGGTCTACGTGCGCGATGCGTCACCCGACGAGATTTACGCCCGGGCCGTGGCTTACGAGGCCGATAGCGGCGAGTGCCGCGAGGGCGGGCCGAATCGTGACCAGCACCTGGTTCCGACGACCGAGCTGCACGAGATTGCCCGACCCGATGTGGTGTGGCCAGCCCCGCTCTACCCGAAGACCTTGTAGCGGGGACTACATTCCAGGCGCCTGGATGTGGCCCTCGGTGTACTCGACCGTCACGTCGGCTACCTTGCAGCCACCGCCGGTCTTGTCCAGTATCAAACGCCAAAAGTAGTAGTACGTACTCGGATCCAGCGTTTGACTGATGGCCCCGGAATCAAACAACGTCCAGGCGCCCGTGGTTGCGAATTCGGTGGCCTCGGTGTAGTTGAGTAGCACGCCCTCCGCACCTGCTCCGTTTCTGGCCACCCTCACAAATTCCAAGCTGAGCTGGTCACCCGCGGCGTTGCGGTTGTAGCGCAACTTGATCTGGGTGATGGCCCGCCTCGCACCCGCATTGATCGCCGTAGTGGTGTTCACCGGCAGCACCAACGGCCGGATGAGCGGCACATAGGTGCCGTCGGTGGGCTCCACATACGGAGGTGTCGCGCCCACGAACATCGTCAGCGTGCCATAGGCGCCTGACCCATCCTGGATCATGCTCACCCACCCACCCGCATAGGGCGAGATATCCAGCTCAAAGGTCTGTACGCTGGAGTAACGGACGAAGGTGTTGTCGACCGCGTACGGCTCCAAGGTCACACCCTCGTTGGCGGTCAGGAGTCCCGCCGCCGTGAGGGCCGCCTGCACGTTCACGCTGCCATCCACGTCCAGGTTCGCCACCCCCGCCCCGGTGTTCCGCACGTAGAGGGTCTGGTTGGAGCCGCTGCTGACCTCGAAGGCCCAGGCCGCCGACGCCGCCAGCGTAGACCGCCACACGCCGCCGACCAGCTCCAGCTCCACCCGCGTCGCCGAGCCGATGGCGTCAACCTGCAGGATGACCGCCTCGGCGAGCGAGGCACCAACCCCGATCGTCGCGGTGTTGTCGCTGGCCCGCCCGGCGTCTCGGAACTCCAGCCGCCCGCCCTGACCGGCCCCGGTGCCCTCGCCGCGGATGACGACGGAGTCGCACACGATGTCCTCATGCGACCCGTCGGCGATGGCGCCGCCGAAGGCGTCGGTGGTGTTGGCGGTGTAGTGCTCTTCGGCGAAGGGGGTGCCAGCCTCGTTGGTGAGCCACTCCAGATACTCCCCGATCTCGTAGAGCGCGCGGTTGAGTTGCGAGGCCGTCAGCAGGTCGTAGCTGGCGTAGCCGTCCAGCCGGAGCTGGTTGGGCAGCACGGTGGAGGCGGGTGGCGACGTGGTGGCCCACTGGAAGACGGAAAAGGCGGGGATGGCCACGGGGGCTCCTACGGGTAGAGTTGGCGGGAGAGGGCGCCCGCGCCGAACCCGGCGGGGGTGGCGTTGGCGGGGGACTCGAAGCCGACCGGGCTGGCGGTGTACTCGACCAGCAGCATGGTCACCCCGGCGGGCTTGATGGCGACCATGAAGCGCATCACCCGGCCCAGCAGGGCGTCGGCCAGCGGGGTGGAGCGCCCGAAGTACAACCGAAACCCGGCGGCGAACATGTCGTAGTGGACCGCCACGCAGGGCGCGGCGATCAGCTCCAGGATGGCCAGCAGCTCGTCCGGTGTGCCGTTGCACTTCCTGGCGAGCAGACGCGCGGCGATGAAGCGCCGGTAGTCGGCGTCGTCCAGCCCTTCGCGGCGCTCGCCGACGATGGACCCGAGCAGGTCCAGGTCCGCGTCGTTGGCGGTGTCAAGCCCGAGCGCCAGGGCCCGGGCGGCGATCTCGTCCTCCAGCACCTGACAGCCGTGGGCGAGCGCGCGGACGAACGCCTCCAGGCGCGGCTTGCCATACAGGCCGGCGGGCAGGTTGTTGACGGCGGCGTCGCCGATGAGGAGGTTGTGTACCAGCTCGTAGGTGTCGGAGGCCATCAGGTCGTGACGCTCGCGGTGCCGTTGAGGGTGCAGCGCTCGTAGAGGTTCGGGGTGACGACGGCGGCGCCGTTGAGGGTGATGGCGCTGACGCGGCGGACGCCGGTCACCCGCATGATGGCGGTGTCGTCTTCGTCGTCGTTGCGACCGGCCTTGAGGTCGTCGTCGGTGATCTCCTCACCGATGGCGGCATCGGCGAAGTAGGCGGCCACGGCGTCTTTGACGGCTTGCGAGACGTCGGCCAGCACGTAGCCGGTGTCCAGCACCACCGTGACGGCGACCGTCACCGACAGATCGGCGACGTCATCCCACCGAACTGTTTTCGTCAGCCCATCGCCGCCCGTGATGGTGACGACGTTGTCGCTCCCGTTGGTCTTGATGCCCGCGGCCAGCCGCTCATAGACGGTCTCGGCGATCTCTTCCTTCTGCGCCGTCGTGAGGTCGGCGCCGGGCGGATCGAGGATGATGGCGATGGACTGTGGGTCAAGGTTGACGCCGCCGGTCGTCACCGAGGCGGCGGTGTCGTTCTCGATGACGATGGCCGTGTCGATGTAGTCGAGGTCGGTCAACGCGGCCCGGATGGCGTTCGTTGAGCCCGACCCGGCGAACTGCAGCGAGGCCGCCTGTCGCAGCCGGTAGGCGCTGTCCGTCTCCAGGGCGCGGCCCGCGGTGGCGGCGGCCGCGTTGGACACCGCGGTCCAGCCGGAGACCGGCGTCACGATGGTGTCGATCTCGGTGGCGAGCGCGGCCACCGCCCCGGCTTCGACGGCCTGCACGGTCGCCGACACGGTGCCCCCGCCGCCGATGGTGGCGTCGTCGGTCAGCGCCCACCGGGCCGCGCCGTCGGTGCCGCCGCCCTCAACAATCTTGCCCTGTGGGATGACGGTGCCGGCGGTGCCGGTGAGGGTAACGGTCGCCGTCGAGTGGGTGGCCTGGTTGCGGGCGATGCCACGAAGGGCGCCGATGCCGTCGAGCTGCGTACCCTGCGCGGAGTCGGGGTCAAGCTGGTCGTTGAGCGACTGCAGGGCTTCGCCAAGGTTGCCCAGCTCGTTGGCGAGCACCGCGAAGAGCACATCGAGCAGATCGCCGCGCCCGACCTCCACGGTGCCGCCGTTGGCGTCGGCGGCGAAGGCGGAGCGCATTGCGGTGTCGAAGTCGGTCGCGCGGGGCGCGGAGTAGCTGGCCATGGTGTCCTATGGCGCCGTGGGCGCCACCACGATGGCGCGCGGGCGAATGGTGATGGCGGGGTAGGTGTTGCCGCCGACCGCCGTGGGCGTCGCGACGATCTCCAGGTGCGTGCCGTCGGCGGTGACGGCGTTGCCGGTCACGGTGAGCAGGCCGGTGGTGCGGTTGAGGCTGCCGGTCCAGTCGGAGACGCTGACGACGCCGACGGTCTCCCGGACTTCGCGGCGGACCCGGGCCACGATGGCGTCCACGGCGACCGGCTTCGTGGTGAGCCAGACCACGTACGGGAGGCCCTTCGTGGCGTCGCGCAGGCCCTCACCGAGATGGGTCGTGAGCCGGATGTAGACGCGCTGCGCGACCAGCTCGGCGCCGACGTGGGGCCGGCCATACAGCGGCAGATCGCCATCGGTGTCCAGCGCAAGGTCAATCGGCATGGTGGGGGGCTATCGCGCCTCGCGGCCCGCGATAGCCCCCCGGCAGACCCGGAGCAGCGCGTGGCCTCGCTACCCCAGAACGTGAACATCATCGGTGAGCTGTCAGCGTGCCGCCGGCCATCGTGGACCCGGCTGGTGACGACGGCTATCACGTCGGCGCCCGATGCCGCCGACGATGGCGTCAGCCTCGCCGACGCCGCGAGCCCGGCGTCGCGCATCATGATCTGCCTACGTGAAGACGTGTGGCGCCGCACCGCCCGGGTGACGGTGACGACCCGTGACGCCGCGACCAACTACACGGTCACCGTCAACGGCACCGCCATCGCCACCACCACCGGCGCCTTCGCCACCAACGACGCCATCCTCGTTGAGCTGAAGGCGAAGATCGCCGCCGATGCGACCGTGGGCGGCGCTGCGGCCACGCCGATCGTCACCAGCTACCTCGTCGACAGCAACGGATCGACCACCGTGGGCACCGCCGGGGGCGGCAACGCCGCGGTGGCGCTCATCGTCATCGGGCTGGCACAGACCGACTACTCGATCGCCGTCTCGGCGGGCGGCACCGGCGTGCTCGCCTGCAAAGCGGATCCGCTGACCGCCACTGCCTACATCTACGTGACCGCCGATGGCGTCGCCAACGGCGCCACCACGAACAAGCCCGCTACGACGGATTGGGCGCTCATCGACGATGGGTCGAAGTCGGTCACCTACCGCGGGTTGGCCCTGAACCTCAACACGGGCGGCTGGGAACGCCTGCATGTCGAGCTGGGCTCCATCGCCGGACACGCCAGCGACGGCGGCTCCGTCACCTACACCGACACCAACTCCCCCCAGGTCTTCATCGGTCCCGCTTCGCGCGAGACCTCGTAGGAGCTAACTATGGCTGCACGCCCAGAATTGCAGAACATTCACCTTCAGGTGCCCCGGCTGGTGCTGGCGCTGCTCAACGCGGCCGGCAACGTGGACCGCACGCAGCTCAGCTTGAGCCCCTGCCTGATCGGCTCCGACGATCCGACCGGTGAAACCGGCCTGCCCGCCGGTTCGCTGATCGTCGGCATTGACGGCACCACCCGACAGGTGGACACCGACGGCTCCACCCTGAAGCTGTTCCGCACGTCCGCCGCCGGGGGCACGCAGCCCGACCTCATCTTCACGGCTTCGACGACCGTCACGATCTCCTCCGGCGTCGCGGCGCTCACCCAGGGCGTACACGCGCTGGCCGGCGAAGGCGGCAACCCCGACACCCTGACGAGCCTCACGGGGCTGGCGGCTGGTGAGGTGGTGTTTCTCCGCGCCTCCGACTCTGGCGACCCCATCACGATCCAGCACGGTGTCGGCGCCAACCTCATCGCGTGCCCCTTCGGCAAGGACATCGTTCTCACCCAGTCCTACGACTGGGCGATGGGCTTCTACAACGGCACACAGACGGTCATCCTGGCGTTCTCCACCGTGGCGGCCAACGCAGGCGGCGCGGGCGCGATCATCGGGCTGCTTTCGTCGCTGACGACGACCGACAAGGCGAGCGTCGTCGCAGCGATCAACGAGGTGCAGCCGAAGGCCGCCGTCGTCACCCGCGAGACCACCACGGTCGGAGCCAAGGTGGTGCTCCCGGAGGGCACCGACAACGGCGTCCACACCCTCACCCTGCAGGGCCCGGCGGCGCTCGCGGCGTCCCGCACGGTCACGTTCCCCGACAGCGACGTCGACCTGACCACCATCGCCACCCACACCGGGCAGATCGCCGCGCTTGGCGCCGAGAACACCGACGGCCAACTCCGCATCCCCCTGCTCGCCGGGCAGGCCGATGGTGGCGCCTGGACCAAGGCGGTCACCAGCGGCGGTCTCGTCAGCGTGGCTCGCACCGCCGCCGACGCGCCGGACTCGTTCTGGGTCGAGGTGCCGGTGCCCAGCCGGACCACCGCCTCGAAAGGCATCAAGCCCACTGGGCTCCGGGTCAACTACAGCGTGGCCACCGCCGACGTGGCCGACGTGCGCTTCGAGCTGTGGAAGGTCACCCAGGGCGCAGACAACGCCGCCCGCACCGCCGCGGTGCTCTTCGGCGACGACAACGCCGACTACGACGGCGACCACAACACCGCCGCCGAGCGTGGCGACGACACCGCCGCGCCGGAACTGCACCTCGCCATCGTGAGCGACGCCGGCACCCCGGCCTATCTGGCGGCGGGCGAGACGCTGCTGTTGCGCTGCTACGTGGACGGCGATGCCGGCGCTGCTGGCGTCGTCACGGTGACCGACGCCGTGCTGCTCTTCTCCGAGACCCTGGTCGATCTGGCATAGGAGGCTCCGATGGCCCAGCTCACCGTCGCCACCTACGTCGCCGACGCTACCGCGCTCGGCGCCAACTGGCAGAGGTACATCACACTCACCGACACCACCAAGGCCGTCGAGATCAAGCTCGATGGCGCGGTGGGCGTGGTGTACCTCCAGTCCTCGACCAACGACCTGCTGGTCAACGTCGAGGGCACGGCGGGGGTCGCGCTGGACGGCGCCGCCTTCGTCTACGACGCCGACCAGGTGGCGGAGGTAAAGGCGGTTCCCACGCGGGCTGCGCCTGGCGCGCCCTATGGGCGGATTTATGTCCAGCCGGGCACGAACCCGACGACCTTGCGGGTGCGCGCCCAGCGCACCACCGCGGACGGCTGACATGCGGATCGTGGCCGGCGACGCCCGGCAGGTGACGCTCACCGCGTCCATCACCAGCCCGACATCGCAGGCGACGCTTGCCGCCCGGCAGGTGACGCTCACGCCGTCGGGTGGCACCGCGTACACCTACTCGGGCGCGTTGACGCGGCCCACGGGGTCGGGCGCCGCGCTCGACAACGCCGCCATCGCCGACCCTTCCTTTACCCCCGACGTGCCGGGCAGCTACGTCGTCACCATCACGGCGACCGACACCGCGTCAGGCGCCACGGTGACGCGCTCCAGCACGTTGGAGGTGCGCTCGCCGCTGTCGATCTCGTTGAGCAGCACCAGCTCAACGCAGGACAACCTGAACGCCGTGTCGACGACCGTGACGCCAACGGGCGGGCTCGGCACCATCACCTACAGCGCGACGCTGACGCCGCCCACCGGGGGCACCACCACGGTCACCGGGCCGACGACCACCACGCCGTCCTTCACCCCCGACCGCGCTGGCGGCTGGCGGCTCACCGTGACGGCCACCGACGCCGCGGGCCAGACGGCGACGACGACGCGGCTGGTCGAGGTGGGCACCTCCGCGCTCTCGGTGTCGATCGGCGCGATCTCAGACCAGACGGCCGCCACCGGCACGATCAACTGCGACGCCACCGTGTCGGGCGGGCTCGGCAGCCTCAGCTACGCCTGGACCGGCGAGGGACCGGACGGCGCCGCGCTGAGCTTTGCCGACCCTGCCGCGGCGAACACGACCCTTACGCTCTCGGCGAGCAAGCGACCGGGGAACTACACCGTTACCGTCACGGTAACGGACTCGGCGCGCGCGCAGACCGCCCGGGCCACCGTCACGTTCCGTGTGGGCACGGCGACCGGCTGGGTCACCGGCTACACGCACGACTACACCGCCGACGGCAACGAGACCATCTCGGGCTCGCCGTGGGGTGATTGGACAGTCCTGAACGTCGCCAACGCCTCCACCTTCGCCATCGTCGCCGGCACCGGGCTACGCATCATCGCCAGCACCGGCACCCTCAACGCCGGCACCCGCACCCCCCCGGGCATCTCGCGCGCCATCAGCGGGCTGGCCTCGATGTACGCGGCGGGCCGTCGGGTCGGCGTACACGTTCAGATCGGCGCCGCCTCCGCGGTCGGCGCCTCACAGCGCAAGATCGGCGCGCTCTTCGAGGACGTCACGACGCCGATCGGCGACGGCGGCACGACCGAGCGCGGCGGCGGCGTCCTGTGGCGGAACAACGGCGGCACCATCCAGGTGGCAGGCCTGATGTGCGGGCTCAGCTCGGGCTCCGCTCTCGTCCAGAACGCCCGACCGACCACCGAGACGGCGCCGCGCGTGCTGGCCTTCGAGCGGTCCGATTGGACCTTCCGGGTTGGACACTCGACCTCCACCGCCGCGTGGGGCGATCCCGCACACGCCTCCTGGGTGTGGTCCGAGTACGTCGGCATCGACTACACCGGCACCGCCGACAAGCTGGTTCCGGCGACCGACCTGCTCACCATCTTCGCTGCCTGTGATGCCGCCAGCGCGGGCGCACAGATCGACCTCGAAAAGCTCTGGGTAGGTGTCCAGTGGTAGACCCCGACCCCTTCCGCCCCATCCTGATCGCCGGTTGGCTCGCGGCAGCTGCCGCGCTCGGCTACGGCTTTCTTACCGCGCCCCCGGCGCAGTCGGCGGCGCCTGTACAGGTCGAGGTGCGCGATGGCCCATGAGCTGCCGCGCGATCGCGCGCTTTGGAGCCGTGACGACCAGGCTGCTTTTGACGAGCACGCCGGCACCCTGCAATACGTCCAGCTGCTGCCGAGCCCCGAAGCCGAGCGCCTGGCCGATCAGTACGTCCGGGAGCAGCGCCGTCGTGGATGAGGCGCCGCCTTCCGCTGCCTCGTCGGCGATGCAAGACGCGCTCCGCTCGCTCATGGCCGAGACGATGTCGCACGCGGCGACGGGCGCCCGCGTCGAAGCTGTCGCCGCCACAGTCGCGGCCCTCGCCGCCAAGGTAGACCGGCACCTCGCCGACAGCGAGCGCGATCGCGCCGACGCTGAGAAGGATCGGGACGAGCTGCGCGCGGCTTTGGCTCGCATAGAGGCGGACTTGCGTCGATTCGCTGACGCCAAAGCGGCGATGGCCCAGCTCGCCGCCAAGGAGCAGGAGCAGCAGCAAAGCGCCGCCAGCGCCGCAGAGGCCAAGTGGCGCACCCGCACCGCGCCGCTTGTCGGCATGGTCGGGATCATCGTGCTTGTCCTGGAGCGGCTGGCGCAGCGGCTTATGGGGTCGCCATGACCGCGACGCAGCCCCCGGTAGACAGCTTCGTGCGCCTCGCGCTGCTGGCCGCGATGGAGTGCGGCGAGGCCACCCCGGAGGAAATCGCCGGGTGGGCGCGCGAGGTGCTGCCCCCGGCGGTGCTCGATCGGCTGTCGCCCGGGGAGCTGCGGCGCCGCGCTGCGCTGCTGCTGGCCGAGCCCCGGCACTAAGCCGCGGACTTCGCCAGCGCGATCAACACCTCGGCGAAGGCAAGCGGTGTAGCTGCACGCTGCCTCTTGCTCAGGCTCTCCAGGTTCCCCCGACGAGCCCCCGATCCGATCGGCAGCACCGCGAAGAGCCATGTAGGCTTTTGGGCGAGGTGCCCATACCAGCCCTGGTCCACCTCGCACACCCAAGCGATGCCCGACGCCCCAACCAGCGCCGGCTGCCAGCCACGGCCAACGGGCTCGGGCAGGCCATAACGGGCAAAGGCTTTGGAGTCGCGCGGGTGCTCCAGCACCCCCCCCCCACCATTTCACGGTGGCGAGGGTGGCAGCGAAACATCCTCCGTCATCGCCGAGCAGCGGACCACGGGCGAGGCTCCCAGGGTGCGGCTTCGCGTACCTGCCCCACGCGGCGCAGGGTGGGTGCGCGACAACGGGGTGAGGTCCGGGGTAGCTCCGAGCGTCCCTCGCCTCATCCCACAGATCCACGTCCGGGCGCCCGGCGTAGATGCCAGTGGCCTGGACGAAGAGGGCGGCGATCACAGCGTCGCGGCGAAGGCGTCGTAGCGAGCGCGGTACATGGCCAGGGTCGCGGCATCGGGGCAGGGCTCGGCGTCAGGATCGCCGTCGGTGAGCTTGGCCCACTCGGCGGCGGGGTCATCACTCAGCGCCGCCAGAAGGCCAAAACACAGGCCCTCGCCGTCTCCGCCGCACTCGATCGCGCCGTCGAAGCCATCGTCGGCGGTATCGGGCGTGAAGGTGAGGAGCTGCCCGCAGCAGGGACACTCGTCCCGGCGGCGGAAGTAGACACGGGTGCCGCTCTCGGCTTTGGTGGCGCCGGTGTAGTCATGCACACCGCCCCACTTGCCATCGCAGGGCGCAAGGAACTCGCAGAAGTGCTGCCCAAGATGGGCGATGAGTGTGGAGGTGATGTGGGCAGTCGCGTCCCCACCATCGCAATCGAGGGAGACGAAGCGATCATCCCCCTCGTCCCGGTCGTCATCTTCGCCAACGGCGATCATCAAAGATGCGCTCAGGCCAGGAGCGATGCGGGAAAGGTCGAGGTGCTGGTAGTCGTGGGTCGTCATGTCGTCTCCTGGTGGGCGAGGTTCGCCCGGTGGTGGTTCAGGCGGCGCGAATCGCCGCCGCCATGGGGTGCGCGGCGATCACTGCGCGTTGCTCGGCGGTGAGGGTTTGGTGCTTGGAGCCGCGACGGCGAGCGCCGCCGATACTGTCGAGGTTGCGGATCTCGAAGCGCTTGGAACCGAGGTGCTTAACCACCTCGAAACCAGTCCCGTCAGACAGGCGCCCATATGCGCGCCAACGAGTTTGCATCGCAATTTCGGTGATTTGGCTGGTCTGCTGGGCGGCGCTCATCATCAACTCCTTTCTATACATACATCTTAAGCGAACGGGCCAGAACATGCAAGCCCATTCGCAAAAGAAAGTGAGAAAGTCAGAGCCCCGCAGCCTTGGCCCTCTTCTCGGCGGCCAAGAGCAGCACCTCAGCGCGCCAAACAGCCCGCGCGTGGGTCTCGGTGGGCGCCGTCGCGAAGTCAGCCTGCGCCCGGGTGAGCCGATCCCGCGCCCGTGCGAGCGCCCTCGCCACCTTGTCGGGGCGCGTCTTGCGCGTGTCTCTCGGGCGCTCGATGCCAGCGAGCCGGAGACGAGCGGCATGGAAGTGCCCTGAGCCTTCGAGCCCAGCGCAGTCCGCGTCGATGGCAGCGGAGCAGGCGGGGCAGGCGAAGGAACGAGCGAGGGCCGGCGGGCGTCCACGGGGGCGATCAGACATTGGACACCAGCAGCAGCCGGAGTATCTCCCGGTACACCTCGACCCGCATACGCAGGTCGGCCATCTCCATGGCGGTCCGGTGCAGCCCGATGATACTCGGATCGGGGCGGCGGGCAGAGTCCTGCAACCCCGCGGACAGTCGCGTGTGGTCCGCTTGTGTGGCCGCGATCTTCTCGCACAAAATGCGCTCCAACGTCGGGATATCCATCGTCTACCTCTTGCCGGAATATCGGCTCGTTGGTGGGTCAAATCCCACGGTCAGGGAAGCCGAGCGACCCGGCTGCCCCGATCGGGGGACTTAGGCGGCTGGCTTGTACCGCGCCGCCCGGTGCCCTTGACACAGCGGTTTCTGGCACGCGCCGACCTGGAGATCCCGAGTCTCCACCCATTCGACCTTCCCCCAGCAGGGCCCGCCGATGCCATCCCGAGCACAAGCCCGGAAGACGTGGCCGCCGAACCCATCGCCGATGTCAAGCGGCCGAAAGGTGGTGTCTACCGCAGGCTTCTTGGGCAGAACTGCAGCGGTCTGGAGCATCGCCCACAACTCGACGGCATCGACATTGAGCGTCGGGATGGTGGCCCAGAATTCGGCCAGCCTCGCCGCGTTCACGGTCTTGCCGAGTCCCTTAACGCCGAACCGCCGCTGACCGTTGACCCACACGCCGGTGTCCTCGCACTCGACCATGAGGCCGTTGATGGTGTGGACAGTGGGGAGAAGTTGGGTGCCCATGGGGTGCTCCTTCAAGGTGGGCGGCTCCATTGCCGCTCTTCATGTATACATTTGATGCGAACAGGCCAAGTGAGTCAAGCCCATTCGCAAAGAAAAGAGCACCCACCGCGAAATACTTCACGCGCCCACGTTCACCCTGATTTTTCGCCGTCCAGCATCGCGGCGATCCGGTTCTCGGCGGCGATCGTGCGGGCGTGCAGCAGCTCGGCGCGCTCCAGGACCTCGAAGAACAGCACGTCCCACGAAGCGCAGGCATGCAGGGCATCAGCGAGCACGGCGGCGGTCGGCTGCTCGCCCCTGGCCATCGCGGCGCGTAGCCTGGCTTCGATGAGCCTGGAGCGGTCGGCAATCGCCACGCGCGCGGCGGCGAGGTCAGGATCGGGGGGCAGCTCGCGGTATTCGTCCATCGGTGGTATTCTATCGCCCTGGAGGCTGCATGGGCGCCAACGATGCCAACATCGAGATCCACTACCACCCTGAGCAGTCCAAGGTGGTCCTGCTGCGCTGGCACCACGGCGCCATCGACACCAAGATCGAGCTGTCGCCCGATCGGTGGCGCGCGGTCAAGGCGTGTGCGCAGTCCGGCGCCGAGCCCGTGACGCTGGCGGCGCTCGCCGTGCGCGACGCGGGCATCGTGCCCCCGCCGGGAGACGTGCCGCTGCGCGCGCTCGGCCTGGCGCTGCGGCACGTTATCGGGTAGCGGGTGCGACCCCCGAGGTAGACGGACTCGCACCGTCTCCCCCCGAAAGGGGGCGCACCAAGGGAGGTCAGGCAGCCGCGGTATAGTGTTTGATTGCCTCCTCCGCGTGTTGTGCCGCATAGGCGGCGACGTTGCGCCCAAACTGGGGCATCCCGATCGGGATGTTCGTTACGCTGTACAGATAACCGGCATTGCCGGTTACTGCGCACAAAAGATCGTCCACCGAAACAGTTAGATCGAACCCGCCCCCCAGTCGGGCCCATTCTGCCCAGTCCTTATCGATGTATGTCTTCTGAAGGGGCGCATAAAGCACGCCCCGCCATTCGGTCATTTTGGCGCGATGCGGGAGTAGCGCACGCGCTGAAAGAATGCTCGGGCCCTCCCGCCACAGACTGTAGGCGTCGATTCCCGCGGTGTCGGGTCTCGGGGTCGCGATCCACTCGTCCAGGGCGGCGCACGCCGCCTCACACGAGTTGGTCCACGGACCCTTGACCACGGCGATAGCGCGCCGCACGCTCGCGAGCGCCTCCACAATGTGTTCAATGCTCGGGGTGGGGTAGGTCAGTGTGGACAGCATATCCATCTCCTTCGTCCCGCATCCCCCGCGGGCTCCGGCATCACACAGCCGGGGGCAGGTAGCATGATCGCCGCCTGTGCCAGCGCCTTACCCGGCGCTGTTGGGTGCCCGGTGTCCGCCGGGCGCGGGTGCTCTACCTGAGGCGGCGGAGCATCCTCTCCGCCTCCAGGTGCCGCCGCGCGATGGCGGCCTCGTCGAGCGCCAGCAGCCGGGCGTTGAGGCGCTCAGCTCCCGCAGCGGTGGGGGGGTCAGCTCAGGATCCGGCTGGTATCCCAGCCACAGGTCTCCAGGGCCTTGCGAGCGCGGGCAACCATCGTGCCGCTGTCGGACTGGCCTTGGCAGGCGCGCTGTACGCTGAGGGCAATACGGCCAGCAGCGGGCAGGATCTCACAGCCGAAGTAGTCGGCGATGAGCGTCATCGCCTCACTGGCAAAGCGTCCGCCGTGAACCTTGGCCGCGCGGCGCTCGGCGCGGGCGATGATGGCGGCGCGGTCGTCGGCGTCGGCGATGGCGGTGGTGAGTCCGGCGATGATGGCGGTCTTGGTGGGGGTCTTCATGGTGTTCTCCTTCGGGGTGGGCGGCTTCGTTGCCACCGATGAATACATCTTATCTGCGCCCGTGCGTGGTGTCAACGTCGGCGCGTGAAAAAGATCGAGAAAGTTACCTGCGCAGGTTCACCCTGCGCTTTCGCTGGCTTCGGCATCGCGGGCAGCCCACAGCCGGGCCTCCGCCGCGCGCAGCCGACGGCGAGCCAGCGCCGCCAGCTCAGGAGGTGCGGCGTCCAGCACCTTGCGCGCCGCCCACACGCGAGCGAGGGCGCGGGCGACGCGCGCAGCTTGCCCATTCGCCCGCGGGGGCAGCAGCCCGACGTCTCGGCGCCGTGCCGCGTGGTAGCGGGTGAGCGGTGCGCCGTCGCGATCCCGGCAGGGCTCGCCAATGGGCGCGGCGCACTTCGCGCACGGCACCTTGCGCGCCGAGCTGGCGGGGCGCCCGTGGTAGGTGTCAGCCGGCGCCGAGCCGGCGGCTTTCCGGCGGGCGAGGTGGTAGACGCCAGAGCGCGGGCCTACACAGGCGACGCCGATAGCGGCCTCGCAGGTGGGGCACGCGACGGCGCGCACCCGGGAGGAGGGAGGGCGCCCCATTCGGGGCTTCGGGTCGAGCATCGGATCTCCAGAGAAGCCCGTCGGCCTGAGCTGCGGCAGCCGCCGGGAAACGCCCGCAGGCGGGGTGAGGGTCAGGGGTCAAAAGCGGCGCCCCACGAACCGCCGATGAATGGTGGATCCGTGGACCACACTGGATCGGGGTCCGTCTCGCCCCGGTCGATGGCGGCGAGATAAGCCCCCTCGTCTTCGCCGCCGGGGATCATGCCCCGCGGCTCGCCGTCTTCGCCCCGCCGGGTACGGCGCGTGAACGCCACCACGGCGGGCAAGCGGGCCCCGCGCCGATGCTCCTCCGGTCGGTCATGGCCGGGGATCATGGCTGCTTCCATGCAGCACCGCGACCGATCTGGCAGCAGATCGGCCACCTCCAGCGCGGCCACAGCCGCGACAGCGGGTGCGAACGCGCCGCACAGGTGAGCCAGCGCGTCGTCGACGCGCTCTTGCCACGCCATGCCCCCGGCGGCGAGGGCGTCCAGGTCGTCCCGCTGGGCCGCCCGTTCGCCGTCCTGGTGTAGCGCTGCGCCACACCATACACCCCAGAGGGTGTCGATGGCCCCGGCGGCGCCGCCAGCGCCGCGCATCTCGGCGAGCGGGTGCAGCTCGTCGCCGACGATGCACGGCGACGGCTCAAACGAGCGGCATGTCGCCCTGGCGGCGCCGCCCGGGAAGCCCACGCCGCGCACACCACGCGCCCAGAGCAGGGCGCGGAGCAGAATGACGAGCCGGCGCACGCGCTCGTCGTCGCCCAAAAACTCCCAGCCTTTGCGCGCAGTTTCGCGCGCGAAGGCCAACACCGCCAGTCGGCGGAGTGACTCCAGTCCCATGGCGCCGCTAAACGCCGGCATCATGAGGACCTCACCCACGGCGCAGCCCGTGAGGTCAAGTGCCGCACGGATGCGGCCGATGGAATCGATCATCTCATCTCCTTCTTCTCCGCGTCGGAGAGCTGAATCGCTCCCCGGCGCGGGGCAGAAGGGCGGACCCGGAGGCCCGCCCAAAAAACTACGAGCCAGCGTGGTCGGCGACCACCTCCAGCCACCGTTCCACGGGCGTATTCCAGCGGCCCGTCTGGTGCTCATGCACCACCACGCGCCCCGGAACGGGACTCCACTCGCCGCCTACCTGCACCTGAGAGGCGGGGACCACGGAAACGCCCGCCATTCTGCGGATTTGCGCCCCAGGTTGGCCGAAATAGTCGGCCGCGCCAAGGTATTCCCCCACCCCCCCGTGGGGGCCTCTAAGGGCGTGCATTGGGGTGCTCATGGTCAACTCCTTTGCCCTTGCGGGCGTTCGCGGCTGCCTCGTCGTAGCCCCACCGACCCGCGCACAGGTTCGCGCGCCCGATTCGGTGGTAGGTCGTCACCCGCATCTGGCAGATCAGCCGGCGGAGCCGGTCGCCGGCGCACCCGGACGGCTCGTGGTAGAGCGCATAGCGCGGATCGGTGCTGTGCGGGTTGTCCTCGCCGATGAAGGCGAGGTCAAACCGGTAACGCTCAGGAGCGGCGGCGTAGATTCTGAAGTCACCCATGATGCACTCCCGCCTTGCGGCGCCAACCCAGCACGTCCACCCGAATGCCCGCGGCCTGGAAGGCGTGGATCAGGTCGCAGAGCGATCAGCGGCATCATCGCCGCCGATGAATACATCTTAATTCGCGCCCTACCGCAGCGTCAACGCGAAAACGTGAAAAAGTCAAAGAAAGTTACTTGCCAGCGTTGGCGGCCAGCATTCGCCGCATACCCCCGCAAGGCCGATGCCGCGCGTGGCAGCTCCAGCGGGTCAGCCGCGCCCGATCGGCGGCGTCCAGCTCGGGCAGCGCCGCCGAGAGCCCGGCCTCCCACTCTCCGCCCGCGCGGAGGGGGCAGGCATGGCATCGGGTAGGCGCGCCCCGGGCATCCTCCTCTCGCGCGGCGAGGCGCCATACGTCGGCGCGCTCGGGGACGATGTGGAGGAGGGCGCGGGCAATGCTCATGATTTCGCCTCGCAGTCGCGGCACCGGGGAGCGCCCCGCGCGGGTCGCCACCCGCGGCGCACTCGGCGCTTGCAGATCGCGATGGCGTCGGTGGGCTCGCGGAGCCTGTGCGCGACCCGGCCCCACACGATCCACCCGTCGGCGGGCATCATGCCCAGCCCGCGCGCTCGCATCGCCGCCAGCTCGTCCGCTGC